CGATGCCGATCCGCCAGCTGCCACGAAAGCGGCCGGTATCGACCGGCGAGCGCGTCACGCATTGCGTGTAGGTGAACTCCGCGATGCGGCGCGTCGCCACCACGGCGCGCAGGCTCGCCTTGCTGATGAAGGCCGTGATCTGATCGGTGAACGTCGCGGTGGTCATTGGCGGCACTGCAGTTGATAGAGAGCGATCTGATCGCCGCCGGCGAACGGGCGTGCGAAAACGATGTGGTAGCGGCTGCCGTTGCGGATCACGTGGTCGAGTTCTGGCGTCGGCTCGATGGTCAGATTGGCGGCCGCGACGTAGAGCGCGAAGTCGCCGCGCTGGATCGCGCTGCCATCGATCTCGGCCAGCTTGTAACGGATCGGGGGAGATGCCTTCAGCACGTGGTCGACGACGCGCAGGATCTTTTTCCCTGGGGCGTCCGCCTCGGCGGCAAGCGTTTCGGCGACGGTGAGCGTGAGCGCACCCACCGCGGTCACGGTAAACAGGCCGTTGTTGCCGGCGAGGCTGAACCCGCTCGTCTGCACCTTGTCGGCGATCGTGAATCCGTCCGCGGTGAAGGAGCCCGTCGCGCGCGTGAAGTCGGTGCCTGTCACGCCATAGTCAGGAATGCCGGTCGCGAATGAGTAGGGATCGACCTCGCGGCGAATGGTGATCGGCGTGTCGGTGAACAGGTCGATGACCAGGGTCGCCGAGTCGCGGAACAGCTGATCGAAGTTGCCCATCGTCAGGTCCTCAGCAACCGGACTTGCCGCGCGCCGCCGATGATCGCGGACGGCTTGAGCGAGCCAAAGGGCGACAGGAGGGAAATGACCTGTTGCGGGATCAGCTCGATCAACGCCTGCATGTCGGCGTCGATCTCGAGCACGTCGAGCCGGATGTGACTCACGCCCTTGCCCAGCACCGAGGGGAGCTTGGTCGGATCTTGCGTGAGCAGGTAGAGCGCCAGCTCAGCGGTGGCGCGCTCGAGCTGCACCGGGATCGTGTGATAGTCGACGTTGTTGCCGTCCTCGTCGACCAGCCCGGAGCGTGGGAAGCGCAGCGCCTGCTCGAGCGTGGTCTTGTTGCCGTAGAAGTCGAAGCTGGCATCGATCAGGTTGGTGGCCCAGATCAGCGCGTTCTCGCGCGTCTCCGTATCGGCCGCCGTCCACGCGTCGAAGTACAGGCGATAGGTCGTGAGGTAGGTGTTGGCGTCCGCCTCGGTGACGTAGGCGTTGGCGTTACTCGCCTCAGGCGTGGCAATCAGGTGCGACACGGGGGACGGGTTCTCCTACCTCAGTTCGAGCCCTCGTCGGAGATCGCTTTGCTGAGCCGCGCGCGGGCTGAAAGAAGCTTGTCGACGATCTCGCCTTTGGTGCCGCGGAAGTCGATCAACTTGGCTTCGGGCAGTTCCTTCAGCTTGTCGAGCGACATGACCGACATCTCTTCGCGCGTGTGGTGCGAGATGCTGATCTCGGGCTCGGCTTTGGAGCCGGGCGCCGTCGGGTTGCCCTTGGCCTCGATGCGCAGGTGCTTCGCGTCCTTGAAGTCCTTGACGTTGATCACGCACTCCATGCCCGAGTGCCTGAGCTTCACGCGCATCGTCGGGAGTTCGCCGGCAGCAGCCATGGCGTTCGCCTTTCGCAACTTGGCATCCCGGGAACGCCCCTTTTCAGAGCGCCCCCAGGATGACCAGGAGAAGGAATCAACCAGCCAAGCGGGCGCCGAGCTCCGGCCGCACCACCTTGGCGCCGTACAGGATGTCGAACGAGTACCGCGTGCGCTTGTGCTCGCGGCTGACCTCGAGACGCAGCGTCAGACCCGAGATCGGATCGACCGCGCTCGACATCACCGAGCCAAGCCCGTCGGTCTGCTGCAGAGGGCGCGTCGCGAACGCGATCGCGTCACGCTGCCAGGCGAGGTTGACGACGTGCGTGTCCTGGAACGTGACCACGACACCGTCGCCGACGTTGACGCGCAGCGCCGGCGCGAACGTCACCGCCGCGATCGCGTTGCCGGCCGCAGTCGAGAGATTGGTCGCGACGTAGGTCTGCGTGTGACCGGCGAAGGTGAAGATGTCGCCCACCACCACCGTGCCGGTGAGCGTCGCCGAGTCGATCGCCATCGTCGTCACACCGGCCAACAGGGCGCCGTTGGTCAGCGCCTGGTGATCGGTGCCGTCCGACAGCGTGCCGGCGGTGTGCGTGGGGATGTTTTGATCCATCCACCAGTTGAAGCCGAGCCTCTCATTCAGCCGACCGTTGATGATCGCCTCGAACGTGCCGGACCAAGAGGCGTCCTGGAACGCGCGCAGGTTGAGCGCGTTGGCTTCCGCATCGGGGTCGATGATGAAGTGGCGGTCGTTGAGCGGCGCCAGCTCCTTGTTGAGCAGCTTGCGCGTGGTGGTGGCGTCCGCAGTGCTCGAGCCGAACGGCGTCGTGCCGGGCGTGCCCGAGAACGAGTAGAACGACGGGTAGAGGCCGAGGATGAACCGATCGACGTTGTTGGCGAGCGCCTTGATCGCCGCCGACGCCTGCATCGGGATCGTGCCTTCCATGACCTCGAGCAGGTCCTTGTCGGTGAGCTCGAACGGCGCCTCGTACCACTGGTCGAGCGGCACGGCGACGAACGTCGGCGCGATGTCGGCGGTGGATGGCGGCACCGCGGCGGGTGAAACCACCTGCGCCACGATCGCGGAGGGAATCGGCACGTCGATCGCCGAGCCCCTCTGGCCAGCGAGCGATTCGTAGCTGCGATTCACGAGACGCGGCGTGATCGAATTCTCGCGCAGCGCCATGAGCCCCTGAGCGAGCAACCTAGGAATGACGGCCGTGAGAATATTGGCCATCGGGGGAGAACCTCCGCGGGAAGGGTGAGGGGGAAGCTCGGGTCCTCGCTTCGGGGGACGAGCTCGGTTTCGAACTCGATCCCCCTCGGGGGGACGCGGCATTCCGCCTCGGGCGGAGGTCGCTGGTCGCGGCGCCACCTCGGGCAGCGCGTGCGAACTGGGAGCGTATCTTACCGACCTACTTCGCGGCGCAAAGCCTTTTGTGCGGCAAAGTTAGAGCGCGCGGCCGAGTCTCTCAAGCGCCGCGCGCTCGCTCGGATATTAGCGTTGTGCTGGTGTGCCGCTGAACAGGAGCGGCGCCGGCACGCCGTCCACCATGAGGGAGCCGTCGGGCGGCGGCGGGTCGGCGGCGGCGGCGATCTGCTTCTCGAGCGCGGTGAGCTTGCGCGTCGCCTCATCGATCTCGCGCTGTGCGTTCGCCTGCACGCGCGACAGATCGTAGATGCGCGCCTTGAGCGCGATCACGGCCAGCGCCGGCTGCGCGGGCGGCATCTTCTCGTCGCTCATCGCACGCGCTCCTTCATGAGTTCTTCCTGCGAGGCGAGTGCGCCGTCCGCTCCGGGCGTTGCCTTCTGCGGCTCGGCGGGTTCGATGCCTTCGACGCTCACCTGCTCGGCCGGCACGATCGGCGGCTGCTGGCTCAGCTGCTGCGCGAACTTGGCAATCGTCGCGCGCTTGTCGTCGATCGCCAGTCGTAACGCGCGCGCATACTCCTCGAGATCGAAGACCTCGATCTTGAGCTGCGCCTGCACGCGCCGGACTTGCTCGATCTGCTCGGGCTTCATCTGCTGCGGTTGCTCGGGCTTCATGCTTGGGGGATCCTTTCTAGTAGGCAGCGACCCTCACCTTGAGGGCCGCCTTCATCGCGTCGTACTTGGCGAGCAGCGCGTCCCGCTGCTGGGTGGTGAGGTCGACCTCGTTCCAGACCGGCGGCGCGTCCTCGATGATTTCGGTCACCTCGCCAAGAAATAGGAGGATGGACTTCACGTCGCCGCCGATGGCGCGTGCGGCGAGGATCTCGGCCGGAACTTGGGCTGCAGTGATCGCCATATCAGTCGAGGCTCCCAAAAAGATCAGGGCTCACGGTCGTGGCATCCACGAAGGCAACCAGCACGCCGGCAAAAGTCGAGTTGCCGGAAAAGGTACCGGCGGCCGCGAGTCGCAGCAGGTTACCTGAAGACCAGTCGCGCGCCAGCGCGCTGAACGTGCCGGAGGTGGTGGCGTTGATGCGGATGCCGGCCCACAGATGCACCGGCACTGTCAATGCCGTGGTAAAGGCCGAGCTGTTGCGCTTCAGGCCAGTGCCGGTCCCCGTGAACGCTCCAGAGACGATCTTGGTCAGCGTCTGGTTCGCTCGGTTCGGTGGGGCCGGGGTGGAGAAGAAACCCATCTCGGCGGTGGTGACGGTCGCGCTCGCGAACGTCTGTGAGGTATTCACGAATGCTGGCGTCACCAGCTCCGCGCACCAGCCGAGATAGACGAAATAAGCGGTCTGCGAGACTGTCGCAAACGTGCCGCCACGCAGGCACATCGTGTTGTTGGCGATCCTGCAATCCTCCCCGTACGGGCCTTTACCAAGAGCGATGTACATGTCGTTAGCTCGTCTTGCTCGAATAGAGGGGCGTGAACATCACGGTCCCGGCGATGTTCTTTTTCTCCCAGGCGGTCACGACGCCCATGGACACCTTGGTGGTGCCGGCGTCGAGCGCCTTGTGCGTGCCGGCCGCCGCGTCGAACCACATCGAGCACGCGTCGGTGACCACTGCCGAGGCGGCAACGGAGACGTTCTCGAGCTTCAGGTAGTTGTGTCTGGTGACGGTGAACGCGCCCGTGTAGCCCGGGTCGAGCGTGATCATCGCTGCCACGCCGTCGCCAAGACCAGCGCCGAGCGTGGTCACGTCCTCGAGTTCGAGCATCGAGCCCGGCGCTGCGGTGCCAAGACCGATCCGGTTCGCGCCTGCATCGAGGAAGAACATGTTCGGCTGCGCATCCGACTCGATGCGGAAGTCGGTATCGAGACCGCTCTCGTTGAACACGATCGCAGTGGTCGCGAGCAGCACGTCGAAGATCCAGCTACCGCCGTCGTAGACGATCGAGCAGTCCTCGCTGGTGCCGAAGAAGAAGATCGCGTTGTCGACGATCCACGAGTCGTCGAGCAGCTTGATCGAATAGTGGCGCGTCCCGCCCGGGAAGCCCGTGGGCGCCGCGTCAGTCAGGATGTCATAGAGCGTATGAGTACCGCCCGAGACATTGGCGCCGGCGTTCGCCGCGTTGACGCTGATCCCGTGGTAAGTGTAGGGGCCACCGCCGGTGATGGTGGCGCCGGTCTGCACGCCGTAGTTCGCGACCCGTATCGCGTGCAGCGCGTAGCTGCCAGAGGGTTGGTTGGCGTTGAGGCGGTTGTAGCGGGTGTCGGACGCGATGCCGATTACCGAGGTCAACGCCGAGGCCGCCGCCGCCTCGTCCTTGAACACGAAGTTCATCGAGGTCGCGGCGATGCCGGTCGTCGGCTGCACGGTCAAGTCCAGGTTGATCGCGTTGATGATCGTCGCGCTGGTGACCGTCGCAGTGAAGATCGTGTTCGCTAGCGGCGCCGTGCCCCATCCAATGGTCCCATCGAAGCGCGATTGTCCCTCGACCTCGAGATCGCCGGAGATCGCGACATCGCCGGCGCCGGTGGCCAGCGTGAAGGTACCGCCGGTGCCGACCGCCAACAGACCGGCCAGGTTAAGGCCGCCGCCCGCGGTGAAGTCGGTGCCCGCGTCGCCGATGTTGACGATCAGGTTATTGGCGAGGTCCAGGGTTCCGCCAAGCGCGCGGGCGCCTGAGGCGAGCAGGTACTGGGACAGATCGACATTGGCTTCGCCCGCGGGGGACGACGTGACGATGGTCGCCAAGGGCTCGGTGAAATCCAGCGTCGCGACCGCGGTATCGACGTTGGTGTCGTCCTCCTGGACGATCAGCGCCGAGCCCGCGCTGGGCGCGATCCAGCTCAGCACGCCCGCCGTCGTCGACGACAGGATGTAGCCGTTCACCGCCGCCGGTGCGATCGGCCATGTGTAATTGATGTCCGCTCCCTGCGCGCCGGCCACGAAGGTCGTCTGGAACGTGTCGGCGGGATTGCGGAAGCGCAGCGTCTGCGAGGCGTCCATCTGGAGCCCGAGCAGCGAGCGGACTAGGCCGGCGTTGGTAATTCGCATCGCCTCGGCTGGCGCCGCGGTGCCGTCGAGTGATGTCGAGAACGACAGGCGGCCGGGCATGTCGCCAGCACCCACCGAGCCGTCCACCGTGCACGCGATCTCGGCGGCAATCTCGTAATCGGTGCCATCGTGGCCAGCGAACTGGACGGCTCCCAGGAGGTCGCCGCTCGAGACCACGGTTTCCGAAGCCTCGCTCCCGCGCGATCGCGCAAAGATGCTCCGACCCGCAGCGCTCGCCGTCCCGGAGTGATGGTGCGCACCATAAAGATACTCGCTCGACTGGTCATGCACCGACAGTCGGACCGTCTCGCTACCGCCATCGATCGTGATCGTGTCCTCGGTGCTGCCGATCGTGAGCGTCTTCAGCGTGTCATTCCAGAAAAACTGCGTGTTATCCTGCGCGACCGCCGCACTCGCGCCAATGAACAGGACCGAGCCGGTGGTGAAGCCGGTCAGCGTGAGCGTGCTCGCGAGCGTCAGGCCACCTCCGGCAACGAAATCCGTTCCAGCCGCGCCGATATTGAGCACCAGGTTGCTGGCCAGATCCAGATTGCCGGACAGCGCCCGCGCACCGCTCGCGAGCAAGTAGGCTGCGAGGTTGACGTTCGCCTCGCCCGCGGGAGAACTGCTCACGACGGTCGCGAGCGGTTCGGTAAAGTCGATCGTCGTCACTGCCGTGTCGACGTCAACGTCATCCTCCTGCACCGTGAGCGAGCCGCCGGACATGGCGATCCAGCTCATCACCCCGGCCGTGGTGGCGGAGAGGACGTGGCCGGTGACGGCTGGCGCGGCGGTCGGCAGCGTATAGGTGACGTCGGTGGTTTGATTGCCAGCCTGGAAGGCGCTGAAGTTGCTCGAGTCGCTATCGTCGAAGCGCAGCAGTTTTCCTGCGGCCAGCTTCAGTTGTTCGGCCAGATTCAAACCACCGCCGGCCGTGAAGTCGGTCCCGGCCGCACCGATGTTCACGGCGAGGTTATTGGCAAAGTCCAGATTGCCAGCGAGAGCGCGCGCGCCACTGGCGAGCAGATAGGCCGCCAAGTTGATGTTGGCCTCTCCGGCCGGCGAACTCGAGACGATGGTTGCGAGGGGCTCGGTAAAGTCGATCGTGCCGGCCGCGGCGTCGACCGTCGCATCATCTTCCTGCACGATGATCGTCGAGCCGCCGCCGGTCATCGGCGACCAGCTGAGCACGCCGAGCGTGGTCGACGTCAGCACGTACCCATCGACGGCGGCGGGCGCATCGGGAAGCGTGTAGTCGATATCGACCAGCTGATCGCCGGCGGTGAACGTGGTCTCGTGGCTGTCGTCGGAGTCGCGGAAGGCGAGCACCGCGCCCGCGATCAGCGCTCGCTGACCGTCGGCGCGCAGGTATTGCGTGAGCAGGATGTTCGCCTCGCCGCTCGGCGACTCGGTGACCAGGGTGCCGAGCGGGTCCGTAAAGTCGAGCGTGAACGCCGGCAGCACGACAACGACGTTGTTCTCTTTGACGGTCAGGGCGGGCAGTTGGAGTGGCATAGCTACGTCATCTCAGTTATCCGGACTGCCCCGACGGCCGCGTCCCAGATGCCATCGATGCGTCCGGTGAACACCGGCGCCGGGATCTCATAGAGCGCCTGCGGGTAGAGCTTGGTCGTGAAGCTCGAGCTGGACGCCGTGGTGCCGTACTTCAGGTAGAGGATCGAGCTCGAATCGTTGTAGAAGCTGGCGCCGATGCGCGCCGCGTTCAGCGCCAGGAGCGTCACCGAGCTGACCGAGCCGCCGACGTTGGTGAGCGCCGCCGCCGCCGAGCGCTGCGGGTTGTTGACCACCGTCGGCGTGCCGGCGAGCGTGAACGTGCCCGAGACCGGCAGCGGATTGGCGCCGTCATGCGCCACGCCGGTCGGATCGACCAGGAGCGCGCGCCGTGCCAGCGCAGTCACGTCGCGGTCCGGCGGGATCACGGCGCCGGTGGAATCCACCTCGAGGAATCGCCGCGCGGTCGCCACCGCGTCACGATCGATCGGCACCACGGCGCCCGTCGAGTCGACTTGCAGGTAGCGCTTGGCGCTGGCGCCCGAGTCGCGATCGGGCGGGATCGTCACGCCAGCCGCGTCGACCTCGATCACCTTCCTGGCACTGGCCACGGCGTCGCGATCGATCGGCACGATCACGCCCGCGCCATCGACCTGCACCGCGCGCTTGGCGGTCGCGGCGGCCTCACGATCGAGCGGCACGGGATTGCCCGAACTATCGACCACCAGCACTTTTCTCGCGCTGGCGCCCGCGTCGCGGTCCACGGGTACGATCGTTCCGGTACCGTCGACCTGTACCACGCGCTTGGCGAGCGCCGCCGCCTCGCGGTCATCGGGAACCGGGGTCCCCACGGTGTCGACGATCAGGACCTTTCTCGCACCGGCGCCGGCGTCCCGATCGATGGGCACCACCGCACCGGAGGAGTCGACCTGCAGCACGCGCTTGGCGGACGCGCCGTTGTCCCGGTCGGCCGGGATGATGGTCCCGGCGCTATCGACCTCGATCACGCGCCGTGCGGTGGCGACGGCCTCCCGGTCAGCCGGAATGATCGAGCCCGCAGAGTCGACCTCGATGATCCGGCGGGCGGTGGCGGCCGGCTCCCGATCGGGCGGGATGATGGACCCAACCGAGTCCACCTCGATCATGCGCTTCGCCGACGCCGCCCCCTCGCGATCCAAGGGTACCGGCGTGCCGGCGGTATCAACGATCAACGACCGCTTGGCAGTCGCGGTCGCGTCACGATCGAGGGGAACGGGCGTGCCCGCCGTGTCGACGGCGAGCACGCGCTTGGCATTCGACGGACCATCATGCTCGTCGGCGTCGGTGGTATCGTCCCCGCCGGAGCCGGCGACGATCTTGACGCGCTTCGCCTTGATGTCGAAGTCGTGCTCGTCAACCTCGATCCTGGGATGGACTGAGGACATTCAGCTCCTCAGTGCACGGGTTCCGAGAACGGCTTCTCGAGCGGGTTCTCAAGCGGCGCCGGAGCCGCGCCCTGATCCGCCGCGCTCAGAATGCTCGCGGCCAAGCTGTTGAGTCCGGCAAGTAAGGTCGCCTCCTTCTCGGGCGCCAAGCCCATCGCCGTAATCTGCTCCTTTAACTTGGCCATGGTCTGCACGGCGCTGACCAGCGCGGTCGCCATGCGATTGGCGGCGGTCAGCGCGGTCGACATGCGCGCCGCGGACTCTTTCAGGGCGACCACAGTCGCATCGAAGTTGTCGACCTTCTCGATCGTCGGTTGCTTGGGCATCGGTTCCTCGTGGGTTTAGAGAGTAAGCGTCAGCGAACGACCATCTTGCCTTCAGCGATTTCCTTGGCGTACTTGCCCATGGCGACCGGATCACGCCCGTCGACCACGCGAGCGGACTCGCCATCGCCACGACGTCCGCCAGTCGCGCCGCCGCCGGTGCTCGGCCGGAAGAGGTACGGCGCTTCCTGCAGGATGCCGTTGGCCCACTCCTCCATCTTCAGCGGCTCGCCGGACTTGCCGAACATCACCTGCCCGTCCTTGCGGGGCACGACCTCGCCCTTCTCGTCGAGCTGCCAGGTGCCGCGCGCGCGCTCGAGCACGAACGCCAACCCGCCCGGCTGCAACTCGCCAATCTTCGAGATCGTGTCCTGCACTTGCCGATCGATGGTGTGCGAAGAGTACTTGGTCTTATAGAGGTCGCGTTCCGCGGTGACTTCCTGCAGCGCCTTGGTCTTGGCCGAGACCTGTGCGTCGAAGTCGCGCTTCATCGCCTCGGTGCGCTTGGAGAGCACCTCGTCGAGCTTGCCGTCGGCAATGAGCCGCGCTTCCTCGCTCTGCTCGAGCTTGTCGTAGGCGGTGATCGCCTTCTGGTACTTCTCCGGGTCGATGCCCTCGAACTTCTTCAGCTGCGCCTCGTAGTCGGCCTGCTTCTTCTTCAGCTCGCGGTTGTTGCTGCGGAACTCTTCCAGGTGCGTCTTGTAATCCTTGTCCTCGACCGCGAGCACGTAGCCGTCGTCGGTCTTCTCGTAGAGATCGTGAAACGCCGCGTCGAGATCCTTCAGATCCTTCAAGTGTGCTTTCAACTTCACGTCTGACGACCCTCCTGGTTGGCAGCATCCCAGCCCAAGAGCCACTGGAGATCCTGCGTGATGTCGCGTTCCTTGCCTTCGCGATGCGCGCGCTGTCCGTCGCGATAATCCGCGGAATCCGGCAGCACCACGATCGTCGACGAGACGATGCGGTCCTCTTCCACGCGCCGCCATGGAGGGCGGTCGCTGAAGCGCTCTTCGGCTTGTGGTGCCATGCCTCACATCTCCGGCGAGAGGTACTCCAGTTGATAGATGGGTCGTTCCACGATCACGCCGTCCGGCAATCGGTAGCTGAGCGTCTTTTGCGCGATGACGCGGAACTTGCTCTCGTGCGGCAGCAGATACTCGAACTGCTCCGGGTTGAACCCGGTCAGGATGCCACGCGATCCCGCCGGCAAGAGAATCTCGAAGCCGGCCGACGCGTCGCTGAGGAACCCGGTCAGCGGCACCGAGGACGTCGATGTGAAGCCCTTGAGCGTGATCACCTCGCCCGCCGTCGGCGCCCTCATGCCAGAGCCGAAGAACCGATAGACGATCGTGTCGCGTTCGAGCGGCGGCTGCTTCAAGAGCAGACGCTGGAGCAAGTCCTCGCGCTGGCCACTCGGCAACGGCGCGCCGGCCTTGAGCGAGCGCAGCAGGGCATTGATGTCCTGATAGTCGCCGCTCTGGTAGCTCCGGATCGCGGCGTTCTCGGCCGCGCTGATCTGCGCCTTCATCCTGGCGAAGGCGTCATAGAGCGCCTTTTCGCGTGCACGTGTCGTCTTGTACAGCGGATCGCTGCGCTGGAAGAGCCGGAGCGCTTGGCGGACCTCGTCGTCGGGCGCGAAGGAGAGTGCACTCCGCTTGCCTGCCCGCTGCAGTTCCGCAAGCGTGAGCGGGTTTCCGGATTGATCGAGCATCTGCGACAGCGTGATCTTGCCGTCCTGCCAGAGCTGCCACTTGCCTGGGCCGAGCAACGCCTTCTGCTCGGCGACACTGCGCCGGCCGAGCCACTGCTCGAACGTCAGTCCTTGCACCGGCTCGCCGTCGATCGCTTGGCGATCCTTGTCCGAGAGATCCGCGAGCGCTCGGCGCTGCTCTGCAGTGCCGTCGGTCTCGATCTCGTCGGCGTCCTTCAGCACCACCGACAGCGTCGATCGACAGTTGAAGTGAGCCGGCGGTTGCCCGGTCGGAAAGCTTTCCTGGTTCTGCTGACCCGGGAAGGGGTTGCCGTCGAGGTCCCACGCCGACAGATGACGCGAGCGGCAGATCGCGCTGGTCACGTTGTCCATGACCGAGATCCATTGCACCCCGCGCACGAGTTCCGCGTTGTCCTGCGCCGCACGCATCAGGGCGGCGTTGGCGATGGCATTGGTCGCGGTGCGCACCAGGGCGGTCGCATCCCGGCGCGCGCTCTCCATGGCGCCACCGATCCGCTCGCTACCGATGCGGGCGCCGATCACGCGCTCGATCAGCTCGCGGTCGGTCTCACCCGCAGCCACGCCCATGCGGATCTGATTCGATACGTTACGCGCGAGATCGGTCGACTGCTTGGCCCACCAGTCCTTGACCTTGCCGCCGTAGACCACCGTGTCGTTCACCAGCCCGCGCATCTCGCGCCGGGTGAGATTGAAGCTGAAGATGTCGGCTCCCACGGCCTCGTTCAGAACGCGCGCCACGACGGCCCCTTGCGCGCGCCCGAGATCGATCATCTGATCGGTGAGGATGACGCCCGCCTCGCGGAACTTCTCCTTGATGATGCCGCGGATCTCGCCCAGCATCCGCTCGACGCGCTGGAACTTGAAGCTCTGGCGCACCACGCCCTCGACGTTCAATCGGTCGATCGTGTCGGCGAGCTGGTCCTGGAGTTCGAACAGCACCTCGTACACGTTGCGGCGCGCCGTCTCGGCGAAGCGCTGCACGTTGAACGCGCGCTCGATCAGCTCGTCGGTGATCTCGTCCGCGATCGCCATCAGGCCGCCGCCTCCTTGCCGTCGTCCTCAGGCTCCGCGTCGTCCTTTGCGTCCTCGTCCGGCTCCTCGTCCTGCGCCTCGTCCTGCGCCGGTTGCTCGTTCTTCTGGTTCTGGCTGGTCGGCAAAACGCCCATCGGCGGGCCCGCAGCAATCAGCGCCGCCTCGTCCTCGGCGGTGACGTTGTCGGGGATCAGCTCGCCGCGCTGGATGTTGTAGAACCAGGTATTCCATGACAGCATCCCGGACTGCACGGCGAGCATGAGCTGCGTCACCATCGCCGGCTCGATGCCGAGCAGGTTGAAGTCGCGGTTCAACTTGAACGCGATCTCGCCGCCGAGCGCCAGCCACTGGGCTACCAGCTCCAGCGCATGCTCGATACCCTCCGAGCAGCTGCCGGCGATCTTGGCCAGCACCGATTGCTCGCCCGACTGGCGCAGACGCAGCGTCTCGGCCGCCTCCGCTTCGCGCTTCTGCTCTTCGAGTAAGCGCGCGCCGAGCGCTGCCATCTCGGATTTCTTCTCCTGCATCGCCTCTTTGATTGCGCCGAGCCCCGCGCCGGTGAACTCGAGGAACCCACAATGTGCCGCGGGCTCATTCGTCACCCAGGCGATCACCGAGCCCACCTTCAGCTCGTCGCCCTTGAGATCGAAGCCCGCCGCCCATGCCGTTGGTAGCGCGCTCATGTGCAGGCCGTGCTCGAGGTCGGCGGAGTTGCGGTAGTGCGCCAGGTTGACGTTCGCCAGATCGAGCGTCGGACTCTTCTCGACCTCGGGCTCCTGGCTGCTCGGGCCGATGAAGATGAACGGAATTTCGTCGAGCGCTTTTCCGCCGCGCATGCGGGGGACGGTGGTCTTCTCGATGAACCAGCTTTCCTTCTCGGAGGATGTGGCCTCGACCTTGGCCCAGACCTCGACGAAGTAGGTGAGCGCATCGGACGCCACCGTGGGCTCCACTTCCGCGCCGTCCGTGCCGGATGCCTGGCCGAGCCGCAGCACGCGATACTTGGTCACCGGCTTGAACGCGAACGGGTCCTTGGGGTCCGGTGTCTGCGTCATCTCGCGCAGCACCACGCGCGTCAGCACCTGACGCCCAGCGATCAGCTGGCTGTTCCAGCTGACGATGTCCTCGGCGTAGTAGATCGACAGGAACGGCTCGCCGTTCTCGACGTCGTCGGGCGCATCGACCAGGAGGCCGACACGGCCCATGCCGATCACCTCGTCGAGCGTGGTGTGCGTCAGTTGCTCGAGCGATTGGCCTGCGTTGCCGAGATGATCGAGCAGATCCTCCATCGCCGCCGGAACGGTCAGCTCCGGCTCTTTCCGGAAGATTGCGCCTGCCAAGCCTTGACGCGTGCGGGAAGAAGCGGCGAAGAACATGGCGCGCGTCTTGTAGCTCTCGTAATCGCGCGCACTCTGACCCTCGAGCGCTGGCAGGTACAGGATGCCGGCCGCCTTGACCGCCCGTTCGCCGTCGAGCACGTCGCGGCACCGGCGCCAGTCGTCCTCGGCCTGCTTGTACTGCGGGTGTTTCGTGTCGACCGGCATGAATCAGAAACCCCTGAGCTTGTGCACGCCGACGGTCGGACGATGCAGGCCGAACAGATGCGCGACGGGATAGCTCATTGCGTCGCATAAATGTGAGAGCGCCTTCTGCGCGTCGGTGTTGATGATCTCGTGCGCGTAGGCTTGTAGGTAGCGGCGTAGCCTCACGCACGCTGGCGCGATGGTGAGCGTGACACGGCCATCTTTCGCGCGGAACTTACCGTTCACCGCGTTGAAGCGGTCCTTGCGGAGAGGATTCGCGCGCGGCGCCTCGATCTCGAACCCGTGCCCCTTGATGGTCTGGAAGTCGCTCTTGCCGGAGTTGGTGTGTGCGAGCGCGCCCGACGCGTCCGGATAGACCATCACCAGGCGCTGGCCGAAGCGCTCGCGCAGCGTGATGCACATCGAGTCCGTGTCGGAGTTCGGTAGCTCGATCTCGTGGAAGAAGTGCATCCGGTCGCCGAGGCGCCAGAACACCGCTGCCGCCATCGGGTTGTTGTTGAAGTCCATGCCGACGCCGAGCTCGGCCTCCATCGGCACTGGCAGATCCACCACGTTCTCGGCCGGGTCGAACGCGTAATAGACCAGCCCCTCGGACAGATTGACGAACTCGCCCTCGATGTAGGCCTGCGCGGCCTTCGCCGTCAGCGAGGCTTCGAGGTTGCGCACGTAGGACGCCGGCAGCGCCAGGTTCTGCCGCGTCGACGCTTGCACGATGCCGACGTCGAGCTTTTGCTTCAGGTCGCCGATGCAGAGGTCGTAACCCCAGTTCAGCTGCTCCGGCGTGCACGTCAGGTTGATCTCGCGATGCCTGGCACCGGGCGCGCGCACGCGGGCGATCATGGCGTCGAACACCGCCTGATCTTGCAGGAACGCCTCATCGATCCAGGCCGCGGCGAGGTTGTCACCGCGCAGGGAAAGAGGGTTGTCGCCGGAGAGGATGCCGATCGTCGCCCGTCGCCCGTGGTAGTTGATGTAAAACGCGTTGTTGAGCCCGTGGTAGTGCCAGCGGAAGCGACGCCGACCAAGGAGGCGCTCCTTGCCGTCGAGCAGCATCTGCAGGGCGGTGATGCTAGTGCGCCGCGCCATGGCGAAGGTTGGCGACACGGCGCCCACCGGGATCGGCGCGTTCTGCAGCGCGAGCGCGATGATGCGCTTGGCGCCGATCTGCGTCTTCCCCGACCCGTAGCCGGCGACCAATGCCTTGATGAACGTCGGCAGCTCCCACCAACGGCGTTGATGCAGCCACATGCCGCCCTTGAGGACGGCGTTGTTCACCGGGTCGAGCACCGGCTCTTCCTTGCGCCAGAAACTCGTTTCCCCCGCGGCAGGCGTGGGAGCTTGCTCGATCTCGAGTTCGCCGGCGGCGAGAAGACTCATAGGAACGTCTCCTCGGGATTGACCGGGTCATCGCCGCCGCTCGCGGGGTCCGGCTGACGCACGAAGTACTTCGGGAAGCGACGCTCGAGATGCCACGCGCGCGCGCGCCAGTCCTCATGCTGGCGGATGGTCTGCAGGCTGTCGTCGACGTAGGTCGCTTCCGCCTTCTTCACCGCGTCGTGGAACTCGCGAAACATCGCCGGCGCGTCGGGCTTCTCGCCCTTGATCATGTAACGCGCGAGCGTGTCGGGATCGATGCCGGCGTAGCGCGCGGCGAAGTTGTGGAAGTGGCCACGCTCGAGCGCCTCGACAATGCGCCGCTGCACCAGCGGAGTCAGCTTGATTGGTCGGCCTTTGGGCATCAGACGAACAGGCGAGCCGCCACCATCAGAAGAAACGAGAGACCGAACGAGAGCACCATCACCGCCGCCAGCGCACCTAACAGCGGCAGGTCATCGCGCAGGTAGAGCGCGAGAGTGCGTCGGCTCATGCCATGCCTCCCCGGAGTTTGCGCCAGCATCGGGCGCAGAGCCAGTAAGGGCCACGCGTACCGCGCATCGCCACCAGCACGGGGCCGGTGCTGCCGCACAGACAGCGCGCGCCAAGGATCCGTGCTTCGGTGTCACCCATCGAGGACCTCTGGCTCCGTGGGATGACCGAGCAGCAACGCAAGCTGCTCGAGGATCAGGTCGCTGATCATGTCGCCCGGCGTGCAGCGCAGCACGCGCCAGCCGCAGATCAGCGCCAGATTGCACTTCTCCACGTCGCGCAGAAAACACGCGCGACCCGGCACCACTTCCAGCGCGATCTTCGGTGTGGGCCAAGCCCATTCGAGTCGGCACTTCCGGCGCGGGTGAAACCGATACTCGGCCTCGGGCTCCGGCAGGCCGCGGCGCACCAGCGCATCGAGAAACGCCTGGTGGATGATCGTCTTGACGTGCGTGTGCCGCTCCTGGGCGGAGCGCTGAGGATGAACCCGGCTCGTCGCTCCCGCACCTGCCACAGATCGATGAGGGCATGAAGGAGAGTTATCGGCGAGAGGGCGAGCCGGGTCCATTTTGGGGATCCTGTCAGATGAGAACCGTGAGCGCGTTGATCAGCATCTGCGCCGCGGCCGGGCTCAACTTGGTGCCCGCCAATCGCAGCAGCGCCGCCTCGCGGCCACGCTCCGAGGTGATCTGACTGAGCGTCCTGGCGCTCGCGGTCAGCACCGCGTGCAGTTCCGCCGGCGAGAGCCCGCGATAGAGCACCAGCAGTTCCGCCTCGGTGGTGCCGACGAACCGCGACTGCAGGATGCCGAGCAGCTGGCCGAGCGACATGGCGGCGATCGCGTTGCGGTACTCGAGCCACCACGCCTGCACGTTCTTGGCGTCCGAGTTCTCGAGATTGAGGTCGCTCAGCTTCTGCGCGACGCCGTCCAGCAGATCGGGAACCTCGGCGGCCTTGCGGCTCAGATCGCCGGAGGCCTTGGTGGCAGCGACCGACTTGGCCGTGGTCACCAGCGGTTTCTTGGCCGGCGTGTCGTCCGGGATCTGGGTCTCGTCCATGGGCTCCGGCTCCTTAGGAGGTTTGGTGTGATAGGTGATTCAGAACGATCTGCCCGACCAGCATGATCACGCGCACCTTCTCGGCGCGCTCTTCATCGAGCACGCCGTCCTGGACCATCTGATCGAACGACACGCGCGCGGCGATCACCGAGTTGCGAAAGGCGTCGGCGGTGGTCTCGCTCGCCGCGTACGCGCGCGCCTGCGTGGACAGCGTGGTGAGCACGACTTTCGCGCTGGTGATCACGCGCAACACCTTCACGTCGCCCGGGAACGCCGCGGCGATGGAGTCGAGGTCGGCGACCACCAGGTCGAGCTCGCCCGCCACCACGCGCGCCACCTCGTGCGGGTCGGTGGGTTCGCTGCCGCCGCCGGTGGACAGGCACGACGGGAGCAGCGCGAGCACGATGGCGGGGAGAAGCTGACGCATGGGGGTCTCCGGTTAGTCGATGAACGCGAGGCTGATCTGGAACAGGATCTCGACCGTGTAGGTCACGCCACCGACGACCACGCTGCCAATGCCCGCGTAGCCGCTCGGCAGATCGATCACGTTCTGCGAGGACGCCGACTGGATGTGCAGCGAGGAGCGCACGCTCTCGGAGTTGGCGACGTCGTTCGCGGTGAAGCCGAACGCCTGGTACACCTTCACGTAGAACTCGGCGTCCATGGAATTGGTTGTGGTGTAGACGTAGTGCCCCTGGAGGCTGCCGTTGCCGACGGTGCCGGCCACGGTCCATCGGTATCCGGGGTTGAGCGTGATCAGCGCCGGCGAAGGTGACGGTGCCGCCGCGGGGGACATGGCGCAGGCGACGAACAGCAGGCCGATCAGGCTGAAGAGTTTCGATCTCATGACATCACTCTTTTCGTTGGGGGGTTCACACAAGCGGGCCAAGGGTTCCGGTTTGCCCGGCAAAGTCGAGCCAAGGGCCACCGTCCGACTGTTTGCGTTGCATGGTCCAGTTCCAGCGGATGCAGACATCGAAAACCGATTCGACACAGGTCAGCAGCATGCGTTGCTTGGGCTGGTTGGGCGGCGCGGGATAGCCTGGGTAGTAGCCGTGATCGGACTCGGTGGGCCCGCCGATCCAGGTGAACCAGTCCCACGTACCATCGTCCAAGTCGATGCGTAGCCCGCCGGGTCCTTGGCTGGTCACCGTGCCGACTGTGTCGCCGTCCGCGTTTTTGAACGGGCCCGAGCCAATGCCCGGCAGCTGCTTGTCGTGCATCGATACTCACCTCGAGGGAGATCGGGAGTCGGCGAAATGGCGGCGATAATCGACCGCCGTGGGAGTCAGTCACGGCCCACCCCGCCAGATGTTTTCGCCGACCCTCGAAGCCTTCAGAGCGAGCCTCCCGGATCCGGGGCGCCACCGACCACGCGCTCGACGGTCAGTTCGAACTCCCACCACTCGCCATTCGTGGAGAGGATGTCCATGTGGCCGCGCGTACCATGCCATGTGATGGTGCCGACGATCCACGGCTCGAGCGGGTGGATCACAAGGCACTGATGCCAGCCGTCGGCATCGGTGAACGGCCCGTGCCACCAGGAATCGAAGCCAGCGAGCGGCCAGAACTTGTCTTGCCCATCGATGTACATCGCGCCGTGACCATCGGTCCCGACCTCGGTGTCGATGTAACCCTCGATCGCCATCGGCCAGTTGGTCACCCGGAACACGTACACATCGGCCCACAGCGCTTGCAGCGGCAAGAGCACCAGGGCGAGCAGGAACGCGAGAGTCAAAAGCGCGGGACGCCGCAGAGCGCGAGCGATCAGCATCCGTGCACATCCTTTTGACTCCTGAGAAGGAAACGGTCACATCTTGATCGACGACAGATACTCCCACGCGCCGAAGGCTTTCATCAGCCAGACGATCAGCACGATCACGACCACGACGTTCAGGATCGTCTTGATCTTCTGGTCCATGGGCACATAGCGGTTCACGACCAGCAGTGCGACGCCGCAGATGACGATCGCCACCGCCACCTCGAGCAGCGACGTGGCGAGCAGCGGCAACACAAACAGGCTCAGGCTCATCGGATCCTCCCGGCTTTGCGCGGCGTGAGGTTGCGGCGCAGGATGTCGAGCACGTCGTGCTCATTGATCAGCGGGCCCTTCTCCGGCTCGGCGTTGATGGTGGTGACGATCTCGGGAACGGTCATGCCGTCCCGGGACATGGCCGCGATCTTCCGCTTCATGCGATGGCTCATCAGACGATCGATCCTCTGGCGATCAGCCCGCCGTTCTCGTCGCGCAGGTACCACTCCCAGCGCAGGCAGTGATGCCCGATGTCCCACTGGAGGCAATCAAACTCGAGGTAGTCGCCGACCGGCACGTGGCTCTGCCGGTACTTGTCGCCGAAGATCAACCCGATGCCGTAGAACCAGTCGGCCCCGCTGTCGAGCGGCGGATCGCAGTCGAACACCAGCGTGTTGCCGCCGTCCGGCGAGGTCACGCCACCGATCGCCTGGCCGGCCTCGTTGAACACTGCGCCGCTCGGCTTGGTGAACTTGCTCATCAGAACGGCACCACCACGCCGCGGTTGTTGGGGCCGGCCACGTCCATCCATGGCGAGTTCACGTTCACGCGATACTGGTACTTCCACTCCCAGCGGTTGCAGCCGCCGTCGCCGCTCGGCAGGACGCACCAGAAGCTGAACCGCCCGAGCTGGTCGGCGGGACCGTTGCTCACCCAGTAGGTTCCGTCGCTGTGCCAGAGCGCGCCCGTTTCAGTCTCGTTCATCGTCACGACGATCGCGTCCTCGCCCTCGACCACGTCGAGCGTGCCGATCTCGGCCGGTGGGTTGGCGCTATTCCAGATCGTCCCGTCCTTGGTGATCTTGCTCATGCCTTGGGCCATCCGAAAACGTCGGCGGCCTTCGCCTGTTCTCTGTGCATCTGCCAGATGTTGCCGAGGTTCGGCGACAGGAAGCTCTGCCCGCCCTGGACCCTCTGCGCGAGCTGCTTCAGGTAGATCAGCTTCGCGAACGCCTCGACTTTCCTGTCTTGCAGCACCAGCGCGGCGCCGGCCATCGCCGGACCGAGCCAGCCCTCATCCGAGATCCAGCCGCGGCTCTGATGGGGGGCGGCGCGCATCTCGAGGCCGATCGGGATCGACGGCTTTCCGGTCGCTGCATCGATCGGCGCCGCAGGATCGGGCCCGATCACCGGGTAGCTATCGAGGATGCCTCTCTCGGCGTCGACGACACCCGGCTGCATCGCGCAGTCGGCGCAGTAGCGGACCAGCGTGAGATAGAGATTGCGCCAGAAGCCGTCGGGCTCCATGCGCGAGCTCTGCACAAAGTTGAGCGTCGCGATCGCGAGCTGGAAGCTGCCCTCGAGGATGCCCGCGTAACGCGGGTCGTAGCCGAGCGCCTCGTCGATCTCGTACGAGCGCGGGTAGGGCTTCAGGTACTCATAGCCGCGCGTCAAGAGCGCCCGGTACGGCGTCTCGCTGAGCTTGTGCGTCCAGGTCCAGCGCGCGGCATCGCGGGCATCGCCGGCGTAGCGACGCGCGTCTGCATCCCAGGCGGTGTTCGCCATCGCAAACGCGGCGAGCTGCTCATCGTTCGGGCGCCAGCCGCAGGTCGAGCGTGAGCTGTGCGCCTGCAGCGCCACGGTGACGTGTCCCTCCGCCGTGTGACGCACACGCCGCAGCGCCAGCGGGTCGCCGTAGAGGGTCCACGCGGCGCAATCGCTGACGAGCCAACCGCCGTGCTCGAACTCCTGGTGCCCGTTCGCGGTGCCGTACTGTCCGCCGAATTGCGAGGTCCTGGCCTGAAGCTCGTTCATGCCGAGGTCGTGCGGGTCGAGCTGGTCGCGGCCGAAACACTCGGTGAACTGCCACATCCCGCCGATCTCGACCCGGCCCTCGTGCAGGATGAACGGGCGCACCGCGTCGGTATCCACCTTGGTCAGCTTGTAGCGCACGCCGCGCGTCGGCTGATCGCCCTGCGCGTTGATCGTCAGGTACTGCGGACGACCGCTGATCCACTTCGGCGGGCCGAGCTTCGGCGAGAAGGCTCCGGTCTGGACTTGGCTGTTCTGATGCAGCGCGCGCAGGATCTCCTGCGCCTTGGTCTTGTCGCCGAGCTTGGTGGCGTTGAGCCACGCCTCGAAGTGCATCGAGCACTGCTGGGTGATGTAGTGACTGTGGGTCTGGCGTGGGTACACGCGCCGCAGCGGCAGATCGCCGACGATCTGCGCGATGTTGGGGTTGCTGCGACCGTCGCCGAAGTAGCGCGCGTCGGCGCTGCGATCTTGCGGGTCGTAGTCCCACTGCCACTGCCCACCGGCGAAGTCGGGCGCCTCGATCGGCGCGAAGTTGAGTGCACTCGGTACCGCTTGCGGCGATCTCTGGAACCACCATTTCATCTTCTCGGTGTGCGGCCACGGCTTCGGCTCGAACCAACCGAAGCACGCGCCCATCTGATCCGGGATCTCGATGCCGTCGATGAAGGCGTCGTTCTTGGCTGGCCAGAATCCGTTCCACTGGCCGCCGTTCAGCTTCGCTTGACCCTTGCCTTCGATACGTCCAACCGGCGGCGTCGACTCGGAAAGGATCGCGCCGGCGATCCACTCGCTGCCGTCCTTGTAGGTGATCTCCCACCACAGCACGCGCAGGGTCTTCGGGCTTGGCCACGGGCCCTGCATTTCGCCGTACCAGCAGTGACCGCTCGCGGTGTTCGGGTCGCGGCCGGCGAGGTACTCGTCCTTGAGGATCAGCGTCGCGGTCTTCGAGTCGAACGTGAACGCCATCGCGGCATAGTGCTCGTTCGGGATGCGCCGGTAGCTCTCTTGCGTTGCCTCGAAGCGCAGCGTCAGGTGATGTTTCGGCGCGACGAGGAGCGAAGCTGGTGCGCTCGGTACGGTGGGGGCGGCGGTGTCAGCCATGCGGTGATGCGCTCCCGGAGCTGAGGTGGTTGCGGCCGCCCCCCGCAGGAGGAAAGGGCGAGGAGCGGCCGCGTGAGCAGTGTTAGAAGCTGCCGGCGGCCGGCACGTCGGCCTTCTCGATCGGCTCCGCGGCGGTGAACGCCGGGGCGCCTGCGGCATCGGGCTCGGTCGCGGTCAAACCGACGGTGACGGCCTCATGCGCGCTGCCGTCGACGTCGGTGCAGGTGACGGTGAAGCCGGTGGCCTCGACCGCGTCGCCAGTCACGAGATACGCCTTCATGCCGTCGTTGCTCGGCACCACGGTGGCCGTGCCACCGGCGCCGTCGTTGGCCCACACGACCGTTCCGTACTTGGTCGGGCGGCCCATACGATCCTTCGGCTGGTCCAAGGAGACGAGGACGGCCTGGCCGGTGTCGCACGTGAACGAGTAGTTAAATTCCGCCATGTCAGTGTTCCTTGTTGATGAGGGGAATGAGCTGCGGGAGCAGCTCTTTCGGAACTTTCATCACCTCGGAAACGATGACCGTGCGGTCGCGTCCCGGGTGAGTCAGCTCGTCCACCGAGCGCGTGGCGAGCAGCATTGAGTTGACGATCTGGAGAATGGAGGCCGTGACGGTCACGGCGCACTGGCCGGCGGTGAGTCGAATTTCGATGGAGTCGGGCTCGGGGTCACAGTGCATCGAGTCATCGATCATGGATCGTGATCTCCGCACTGGCGTCCGAGCGCGAAGCGTTTCCATCCCGCGGCTACACCAGTGCAAGGCGAGAACCACGAAACGGAAGCGCTTCGACGAAAGTGCAGGCGGTTGGCCGACCACCATGCACGCCCGGTCAGGGACGATGATCGCCGAGCAGCGCGACGCCGTCAAGCGTGTAGCTTTGTCACGCGAAGTACATTGCCGAGCAAAGCGCGCGCGTAATATCCGAGCGGTGTGAACTGGTCGCGAGCACGGTCAAATCGGTGGGCTATGATTGGTTTGAGCGATCAAACCTTTTCCCGATCAAAGGAGCTTCCCCATGACCGACCGACCGAATCCTGGCACCGGCGAGCCGAACCCCGAGCGCAGCAAGCCCGAGCCGCGCGTGAATCCGTACGCGCCGCCGAACAAGCCGAACCCGACGCCCAAGCCGCACGTCCCGAACGAGCCCAAGCCCAAGTAACTTCCCCGTTTCGAGCTTGGCAGCGCGCCTGTCGCACGTGATCGCGCGACGGGCGCGTTTCGCGTTCACATCTCGCTGGATTCGGCGATCTGCCAGCGCGCCATGCTCTGGAACGCGTCGCTGCGGACCACGTATTCGATCATAGGGACGATCGCTTGCGCGCGCGTGCCGGGGTGCACGTCGGCGATCGCATGCAGCAGCTTCGCTGCGCCGACCGAGGAGAGCGGATGGGCGCACGAGATGATCGGCTCGTAGTGGTTGCCGATGCGGAAGGCGATGTCGCAGATCGCGGTAAGGCGGTAGTGCTCATGCCCGCCCCGGCCTTCGTCCTCGTCGGGATTCAGGAACCAGAGGTTGACCGCGAAGCCGTTGGGAAATTGAAAACCGATGGCGGTACCCGTCGGATCTTCTCGCCGACGGAGCGCGCGGAAGCCTTCACGGTTGGTGGTGCCGTCCATCCGGGAGGCAATGGTAGCACGACGGGCCAGGGATCAGCGCTTGAACCTCAGTCCGTACTCGTCTAGTCGTGCGCTCAATTCCTTCACGATTTTGACGCCGACTCCGCTCATCTGATAAAGTTCGGTCTCTGTGAACCGAGCCAGATCCCCGATTGTTTTGATCTGTTCTCTTCGATCCGATCCGCTGCGGCGATAGTAGTTTATTCGGCTGACCACGGCCCGCGCTCGGCCGCTCAGGCCGTCGAGTGCATCCCTAATCGGGACGTCGCCACGCCTCGCGCCTTCCACATCGAGCAACGTGCCACACTCTGGGCAGTACGTGATCTGCGCTGTCTCTTCGCCGAGCACGAGAAAGTAGGCACCGAGCGCGCTCTTGAAGACGATGGCCGGATCTCCGCACTTGGTGCAGCTCATGTCGCCGCTCCGAAAACCTGGACCGACTCGTAATGGCTGCCCCAGGCCATCGGGCTCGCCTCGCTGAGCAGCAGAACGCCTTGCGCGTCCGCCACCTTGCGCTGCCAGATGTTGATGGTCTTGGCCACGTCGTAGCAGCGCGTCGTCGGCTCGGCGCCAGCGATCGCCGCTCCCAGCAGCCCCGGCCCGTTCTCGTCGGGCGTCCAGGTCGCGTCGTTGCTCACCGCGCCAAACTGGTCGTAGGTCGACGGGATGCCTTGGTCGGTGATTAGCCCGTTCTGCTTGACCATGTCGCAGAGGTACCCGCAACGCTGCTTGAACTTGGCGCCCCACTCGGTGAACCCGCCCTCCGAGCGCGCGCCGACGGTGAGCCCGTAGATCGCCACCGCGACGCCGACCAGCGACTCGACGCCGTCGATCGGCATGAACACCTTGGCCGGGTGCTGGCTGCCGATGTTCTGCTGCTCGGCGGCAAAGACGCAGAGCGCGCGCGCCGCGGTTCGGTAGCGCTCGTCTTTGATGCACCAGAACCCCCACCAGAGGCGCGTCATCATGTTGCCGAACTCGAGCGACGACGTCGGCCGGTGCGCGCTGGTGACGATCGCCTCGCAGCGCATGCCGAGTTTGCCCCGCGCGCGCTCATCCGAGAGCAGCGCCCAGCCGGCGACGAGGTCGCAGTCGGGTAGGCCGGCAGCGTCGAGGCGCGCGCTCAGACTGTTGAGCATGGTCCCGATCTCGGCGCCCATGCCGCGCTCGGCGTAGGACCAAAGCGTGGTCTCGTAGGCCGAGCGGAACGGCGAATGGCCGACGGCCGATGGCGCGAGCGTGTAGATCCCGGGCGGCGCCTTGAGGCCCGCGCGCTTATCCTTCGCGAGCAAGGACAAGATCGACCAGTCGATCTTCGGCTGCAGGCCGGCGGATTCGAGGACGGCGTGGAGCTGGGAATGGATCATGGGGTCTCCTCAGGCAGCAGGTGTGCTTTCTGCACATGGGTCTCGTAGTAGATCCGTGCGCATCTGCGGCACGCGCGGCCCCTGCCGTCACGCCGATGGAGCGTGTTGGTATCATCGAAAGGATGGCCGTACTTGCATGCGACCTTGCGCTTATTGACGGCGCTCGTTCCGATCCCGCGCGCGATGTTCTCGGAGTTAGTGACCACTTCAAGGTGGGTCGGGTTCACACACAGTCGATTGCGGCAGAGGGAATCTTCGTCTTGTTGTGCAGCTCGTAGGCGACGCGGTGCGGCTTGCACCGTCGGCCACCGATCACGATCTGGCCGTAGCCGTCGGCGTCGGATGCCCCAGCCCCTGTCCACACCCAGCATCCGTTCGGGTCCTTGCGGATCTTCGACCACACTCGCTCAGCAAGGTGCTCGGCTAGATACCGTCGTCGTGACTCGGACAGTTTCCGGCGTTGTTCGAGGGTCATCATGGAGTGACATCCTGAGTCCGTCCTGGCCCGTACCAGATCCCGAGCGGCGTCACCGAGTAAGTGCCGCCGGGCTCGAGGCGGATATCGAAACCGGCGACGTCGCGATCGAGCAGCATCAGCGCCACTTCCTCGGAGACCTCGTCGCGCGGGACGCCGGTCTTGGGCCGCGGGAGGGATGGGTTTCTCATGGATTGCCCTTGGCGATCGCACGCTCGGCGATCCATGTGCTCGCCATGTGACTCCGGCGCGCGCCTTCGAGCCAGATCGCCAAGCTGACCAGTGGCTCGCTCTTGCCGCCCTCGCGCTGCTTGATCCAGTGGCGCATCAGGTGGTTGTCGAGTTCGGCCGCAAGCGCACGTCGCTCGAGATCGATGAACGTCTTGGCGACGTCGGTGATCGGTGTGTCGGTCACTCAACCCTCCTGGCCCGCCGCTCATACTCGGGGAAGCTGGCGCGCGCGCCCCACACCAGGATCGCGCAGTCGGCGAGCGTCTTGCGCCACACGCGATAGAACCCGGCCAAGCGCTGGCCGTCGGTCTCGTTCAGCGCCGACACCGCATCCCGCACTTGCTCGTCCGTCAGTTCGCCTTCGGGCAAGCGGCCGACCGACGTGATGAGCGTCTCGTAGGCCGAGAGTAGCACCTCGGCGGTCGCCGCGAACGAGCGTATTTCCTCGTCGGTGGCGTCGGCGGGGAAGGGGCTTTTCGGCCCGGTCGGCATCATCTCGAACACCGGCAGCCACTGTCGCGCGTAGGCAACGGCGGGATCGTCGTGAGACAGTCGGTCCCAGCGACGGACGGACGCGAGCGCGATGGGGTCTGCGCTCGCCTCGGGGGTCTGTGCAGACGCCGCAACGCGCGCGGGGGAGACGGTCGGCGTTGGTGTCTCGGTGGCGGGGATGCAGCCGAGGATGAAGAGCAGGGCAAGGGTTGGTCTCACGGTCACGGTTTTCTCCTCGGAATCGGCTGAGTGGTGCTCATGAACATTTTCCGACGGTGTCGCAAGATCAAGCCAGGATTGCCGCGAGCCCTTTCGCCGAGATCCTCCATGGCTGCGTCCAGTTGAGCGCCTTCCATAGGTGGATAGCGACGGCACACGTACTCATAGCCGCCGATCGTCTCGCCATGCCACTCGCACCCCTGGCATGATCTGCCGCGCCTGTAGTCGGTCATGGGTTGGCCTCGGGCTGCTGCTGCTCGGCTCGCTTCGCTTTCTCGGCAATCCAGATCGCCTCGACCTCTTGCTCGATCTCGAGCCCCCATGCCGGATCGAGTAGTTCGACGGCGGCCATGAATCCCTCCCAGGACATCAGCTCCATCGCCTCATCCTGATCGAGTCCGGTCCTGCCATAAGGACCGTCGCCGCCGCCGATGCAACCCCAGCCTCTCACGCGCATGCTGCCCGCGTTGACGGCGATCAGCTCCGCTAATCGCTCGATCCGGCGCATCGAAGCGGACGAGTTCCAGCGCTGGATCGTCACCCCGGTATCCAGCCATGCGCGAAGTTGTGGGGTCATGCTTCCTCGCTCGTGACGTCGGGAAGGGCGCGGATAGCCGCGATGTCACGGTCATGGCACTTGTCGGCTCCGCACTTCTGGCCTTCGCATGCGTCGATGCACCGCTCGCGTTCGGCCCGGCGTTCCGCGCGGATGAGGATAAGAATCTTCGCGCGCATATCCGCAACGGTGTTCCCGCGAAATGACAGGATCTCCATCAGCGTCTCGCGGCGCGGCTTCTCTTCGCTCATGGTTGTTTGCCCTCGGGCTGCTGCTGCTCGGCCCAGTCGCCGCACCAGTCGTGCGGCTCGGTAAACGGCCAGCGCCCGAAGTGGACGCCGAGCGTTGATCGCCGCGCCGATTCAACGGGCGCGCGGCGACGACACTGTGAGGCGCGATAGTCGCCACGATCCCAATAGCGGCAAGTGCTACATTCCCGTTTAGGTTCAGGCATTGGGCTTGGCCTCGGGCTTCTGCTCTGTCCAGAACGATTCTTTGTATTCGTTGCAGTACCACTCAACGAGGATGTCGCCGTGACCATCGGGCGCGGTCGCCGTCCAGAGATCTCGACCGCCGGCAAACGTTCGGTTCTCACACCACGGGCAGCCCTCAGGTTGGTTCACTGGCATTGGTTCTGATAACCTCAGTTATGTTGATCTGCGGCGCTTCCACCAGCGCACCAAACAGCCAAGCGTCCCGACGATCAGGCGCTTCGAGCACACGCCATCGAAGACGAAGTGGTCTTCGGTGACGCGCGAGCCGCGGCAGCGCGTGCAAGTCTTCGGCACCATGACGTACAGGTTCACCACCGAGTTGCTCGTGGTGGCAATCGCCGGGAGTTTCGGCACGCCGATATCGCTCACGTTGCCTCGCCTTCTTCGGCCAGCAGCGCGCGGAGCCTCTTACGGCACCTGATCAGCGCCTCGGAATCGCGATAGCTGATGCCGATGTCCCGCGTTATGAGGTCCAGCTTGGCCAGGATCGGATCGGGCGTCACGGCTTCTCCACCACCCAAAAGTAAGTGTCTCCGTTCGGCTTCACGGCTGCGAGGATCGCGAACTTCGAGTCGTCCTCCCAGAACCGCGTACCGATCGTGATCTTCTCATCGCGGAAAACCTCGACGCGGCCGTGCCCAGCCTCGACAAACGAGAGCATTTCACGCGTCGTCTCGTCGTATTTCACCCACTCAGCATCGGTACTCACGTGCCGGTCGCGGCGTTCCCCCGCCCGCACCTCCTCCAGCGTTCTCGCGACCTTGGTCTGTGCGATGTAGTGGCAGTGGCACCCGGTATCGTTGAGCAGGGTCTCGTCCGTCTTCCACCACGCGTCCTGCGTCGCCGCACTCCAGCGCAACATGATCGTGCATCCGGTCGGCGGCGTGATGGTGGTCGGTACGCCGAGAGCGAGCGCCGCGGCGATGTCCGCGCGGTTGATCGAAAACGCGTTATCCGAGATCTTGCGAATGACCTTTTGCTTGAGCCCGCCCGTGTTGCTGCCGGGGATGATGGGCTCCACCGGCCCTAGCTCGTACTGCTCGGTCGTGAACCAGGCACCGTCAAGCTCGACCTTCGGCTTGTCGATCAAGAGGACTTGCGTCCACTCCGCGGTCGGCGCGCTCGCCTGCGTCGTGTTGCTGATGATTGCAATCCAGACGGCAACGGTCATCAGCGCCATCGGTGCGAGCAACATCAGAAACTTTCTCATGCGTCTTTCCTTTCGCTTTGCGGTTACATGTCGCAGCAGGGTCCACACGTGTAACCCCAGACACCCGGAATCACTTCGACTTGATGTGGGTTGCAGCAGAAAGTGCAGATAAAAAAGCCGCTATTGCCTTTGCACTTAATCGCCCAGTATCCAGGCTCGGTTTCGGTGGCAGGCACCCAGACTAATTGCAGCACGCACCTCCCCACGGCGATGCAGCCCTCGCAGCACCAGCACTTGACAAACCACGGCGAGGCGAACTTGTTGCACGAACACGGCTCGGCATCGTTGCACAGGTTCCCCATGAAAGAAGAGCAGCCGTTCGGGTAGCAGAAGAACCCGTCCGGGCCACCGTCGCCAATGACGTACCCGTTGCATTGGGTAGGGCCGGCTTGCCCGTAGGCGCGGTCAGACAGCGCAGCGAACCCGAGCACGATCAGAATCACAGCGAATCGTTTCACGAGAGTCTCCCTTTGCCTTCGCTTCCTTGTCGTCACAGAACACGCTCATGGTTGGTTCCTCTTGTAGCTCGGCAGGCGCCCGGCCTTGATGTCCTCCGGTGTGAGCATGATGATCTTGATCTCCGGGTCGCAATCGCAACGCCCCGCGCCTGTGCTGTAGAGCGTGCACTCGTCGTCGTGCATCACGGCGCAATCGTAGAGCGCGCCCGGTGGTAGGCCGCGGGCCGCCTCCAGCACCTTGGGCACGTAGTTGTGATCGAGAGCGTCCATCTTGGTCTCCTTGCAAAATAAGGTGCTCGTCTCTCCGAGCCGTCACGCCTGAACGCCGGCGTTCGCATTAGATTGCGGCCGTGCCCCGACCGGCCTTGGCTGGACTGGCCGTTGTTCGACCAACCACTGCGGCCCTATCAGGACCCGACAAGCCCGACGTTTTCGCGTCGCGACTCATCGAGACTATGCGGCCTTGCCTCGACATAGCAGACCGGACCTCACCATGCGTGACCTGGACGCGCCAATGCGCTCCAGACGATTGCGGCCACAACATTACACGCCCTGCCAACGCAGTCCTTACGCAACGATCCAGACTAGCCATTGCGGCCATGCCGCGAGTTGACAAGCCCGACCCGGGCTTGCCATCCCATGACCGAACAGACCATTGCGGCCTTGACACTCCTAGCCAGACCGTTACACGTCCTGGCGTATCGCACCCTTGCGGCCATGACACGACCTAACGGACCGTGCCCGGACAATCCGAGCCACGGACTGACATGACCGTACTGACCAATGCGGCCATGACTCGCCATGACACAACGCAACAGAGCCAGACTAAGCGCTCCAATGCGTACCGAGCCGTTGCGGCCATGGCTCGACGTGCCATTCCGTAACGGAACTTTACAAGGCATTCCATTCCGGCCATGTAAGGAGTCGACGTCACGCTCAGCCCGTCTTTTGGACGCGCTGAAACGCGAACGTCTTCGCCAACCGGAACAAACTCGGCAGCCGTTTCTCGAGCGCGTGATAGCGGCCAAGCCATTCCGTAAGATCCTGGCGCGCCCGGATCATCACCTTCTCGGAAAGCGAATCATCGGTCGCGACCAGGTCGATTTCTTGATAACCCACGAGTGGCTCCTCCACATGCACAAGGACCCGCTCCTCGACCTCCTCTCCCTCCTCATTCTCGACGATCACCCGGAGCGAGTTGCAGAGATTGCGCGCCAGATGCAGGCGCCACTGATGCCCGGCGATCTTATCGTCCCAAGGGAACACGTTGTGGATTGGCGACGCTTTCGGCTTGGCCGCCTCCACCACGTTCTCGGGCATCGCCACGCCATCCCGATCGCGGATCATGATGATCAGCTCGGCCGCCGCGTTGTGGTCCTTGATCCTGCTGGCAATGACGGGGCTCGAGAAACCGTACCTCGGCCCGGACTTGGTGGCCGTAGCTTTAGCTCGCCTTTTGGGCACGGCGGCCTCCCTTCTTGCGTCCCCTGGATGCTTGGAACTGTTGCTCGGTCATGACCTCGGCGCAGCCCCAGTCACCGCCCTTCTCGGCACGCTGTTCACAGAAGCCGATCAGCTCGCAGGCGTAGCTGAGCAGCGTCATGACCTGCTCGGCCGAGATGAAGTTGCTGACGAAGCGGACCACGATCGGCACCGACCAGCCGGTGTATTGCGGGCGATAGCGCAGATCGGCGCGCCCGGTGCCTGGCCCACGGCCGCCGACGCGCACGGCGTCCTCGCGCATCGTGGGCTGCGCGGCGTCATGCTCCAGCGGCGAGAACTCGTTGCCCGGGTTGATCCTGACGACGCTACGCACGAGCGTCTTCGAGAGACCCTGCACGAACCCGCAGGCACTGACCATGGCTTTTTTAATCGCCATGGTGGGAATACAGTCTTTGCCGCGCACGACATAGCGCGCTTGGTTGAACTCCTGTTTTGGGTTGCGCTTCGGCCGCGCGCTCTTGGCCTTCTTGCCGTGCTTGTCGCGCAGCTCCTGCTTCGCCTTCTCGGTGAATCGATGCACCACGAGCACGTCGACGCCGACGATGCGCAGCTGCACCCGACTAAATATGAGCTTCGGGATCACCACGTGTTCGGCGGGCACGATCTTCTTGCCGATCTCCGCCTTGGCAGTCTCGGGTTCGAGATCCGCTTCCGGCTCCTCGATCTGCGCTGGGTCGAACTCCAGCTCCGCCACCTCGGCGCCGTTGTCGCCCGTAGTGGGTGGTGTTAAGCGTCTCCGTGTCATGGTCTGACTCCTTTTGGGGTTAACTAAGAAACCACCTCTGCGCCCTCATAATGGATCTCGATTCGCGCGCCGGGCACGCCCCAGTCTTTCTCCACCTCGAGCCGGATCACCTGCGCGTCATCGCACCAGATGACCCCCGTTAAGGCATCGAGGAGACTTCGCCCTAGTTTGTCCACATCTCCGGACCTGGCGCCGATCGGCCACGTGCGCCGCTTCTTCGGCGCGCTCGCTGGCTTCAGCAGACCGAACCAGACGCGCACGATCACCGGCCCTTCGATCAGCGGTCCCGAGTAGACGCGGCGCGCCTCGGTCGCGATCGCATGACGCCACGCCTGCAGCTTGCTCCCGTTGTTGGCGGTGACGCGCGCGCGCCCAGCGATGACGAACGCCTTCATCGAGCCTTGCGTGATTGGCAGGCCGGCGACGAAGAAGGAGAGGGTTTGCAGAGCGGTCATGGTGCCCCCGGTCGTTTGGCGAACAGCGGCCCCACGGCGTCACGCAACCGATGCGCGGCGATCTCGGCGTAATCGGTTTCGCGCTCGATGCCGATAAACGAGAAGCCCTCGTGCGTCGCCGCCACTGCGGTCGAGCCCGAACCCATGAAGCAATCAAGGACGGTGCCCTTGGGCGGCGTGATGAGGCGTACTAACCATGACATTAGTGACGTCGGCTTTACGCAGGGGTGATGGTTTCGAACGGTGCTGGCCGTCCGGCCAGCACCGGCACGAGGGTTATTGAGCCCCGCCGATCCCTCTTTGCGCTCGACCGCTTCCGCACCGCTCCGGCCGGCAAGATGGTCAAGGCCATCCTCCCGTTCCCCCCTACTCGCCTTGGCCGTGTAGAACCACGGCACACCCGCGAACTGCGGAAAGAACCGGGAGGCGCCGCCCGAGTCGCCGGGACCGATTGCCCTGCGCTCCTTGATTCCACTCGTGAAGCCGCGTGGATTCGGATTGCGATGGCCGCCGCCATGCGTTTCCAGCTCCCCGCTCTGCTCGTCGAGCGCGCGCACCGGGCAGCCCTCGGCGCAAGTGTCCTCGGTGCAGTCGGCGTGATGGGAAAGGAGGAGGTTCGCGGGCCAGCGGCCGGCGGGGTGAACATTGACCGTCCGCGCCTCTGGGACGTTCTGCACCGCGCTAACATGAGTCTGCCCAGCGGTGTTCGGTCGCGCCGTTTTGATTATGAACGCGGCATCCTCGTCGCTCATTCCCACCCGGCACGCGTCGACATTGAGCGCGCCCGTGCCGAACGCAAGCACGTTCTCGACCACGGTCGAGCGGAACGGCTTGCGCACCAACCACCAGCACTCCACCGCCGGCTTGAGCGCCGTTCCCCAGCCCTGCCAAGCAGCAGCAGCAGTAGTGACCGGGTCGCCCTTCGGGGTGCGCTCGTACTCGGTTCCCTTCGCGGCCTGCGTCTCGATCGTGATGGCACCGGCGCGTCCGCGCCAAATCCCCGCGCCCTTATCGAGGGCTTTGCTGACATCCAGACTTTTCGGGAAGCCCGAGCCGAACAGGTGCTGCAGGCAGTCACGCACCTCGAACCCCGCGTCCTCGAGCGCGCACGCGGTCCAATGCGAGGTCCGCGGCAGCGCCCAGACCAGCCCGTGCGCGCCGGGCTTCAGCACGCGCAGGCACTCGGCGAAGATCTTCCCCATCGCTGCGACCCATCCCGCGCGGCCGCCGTGATCGCCGTCCCACGTCTTGCCCATGAACGAGATGCCCGCTGGCGGGTCGCAAACCAGCGCGTCGATCGAGTCCGGCTCGAACGAGGAAAGCACATCGAGCGCATCGCCCAGGTACAGCCGCGCCGACTTGGTCTGGTAGTAGGGCGTCATCCGGCCTTGCCTCGCTGTGACGCGATCCAGCGCTGCGCATCCTGCGCCGCTCGGACATACTCGGGCGTGACCTTGCTATGGTCCTCCTCTTGGCCAGGCCGATAGGCCTTCCAGATTGCATGCCGGATGTCATACGGCAGCGCGAACCAGTGCGCTCGACAGCCCCAATTCAGCTTTGGCACCCGCTTGCCGCACCCTGGCCAATGGCACACATGCGCGATGTCACTCACTCCCCCACCGCCTTCCGCAGCCGATACGGCCCGCGCGTGGTCGCGAGCGAGCGCGCCATCAGCAACAGCTGCCTTCGCAGCGCGCGCAGCTCCTGCTCGTGCGCGACGTACGGGCTCACCATCACCGGCGACATGATTCCCTCGGCGCGCGACAGCAGCACGGACTCCCCGGGTGCCAGCGCGATCTCGATGGTCGTGAAGCGATCGCCGCACGAGCACAGCCGGCGGCGGCGCACATAGGCACCGGTGCGGCAGCGCGAATCGATCACGCGATTGCTGTCCCTCTTGCAGTTCGGGCAGGTCACGCGGCCGTGGAGGTCGAGGGGGTCGGTCATCGGGCCACCTCTTCGCCGACCAGTCGCGCGCGGATGTCCTGCGCAATCCGCTCGGCATCGCGCGCCACGCGCTCAAGCCGCTCGCGATAAGCGCCGCCGTCATTCGTGCGGACCAGCTTCACCGCTTCGGCGATGTTGCCGAGATCCCATGCGCGCAGCTCGACACCGGCAGCATGTTGGAAGTCCGCGATCGTCTTCTTCAGCGTCTGTAACTCCCACGTGAGGCTGGATACCTGACTGCTCACGTTGAGTCGATCGCGTTCGAGCTTGTCCTTGACGCGCTTCTGTACTTCGGCGTCGACGTGGTCGGTGGGGACCACGCCCTCGGTGGCACGTCGGAGGATCGCGGCCAGAAACGGGCGCGTCATGGGCTGCGACTCGGCGAGCACCGGCTCCTTCGCCGCCACGAGCTTGCTGCCACGCACGACAAGATGACCCCAGCCGTGCGGCAACTCACCGGCCTCAATGACGTCGGTGGGTGTGACGATCCACCAGAAATCGCAGCGCTTGGCGATCTCATCCGCCTTCTCGGGATCCTTCAGCTCGCGCAGCCAGTCGTTGCGGTTGACCTTGATCTCGAACCCGTGTAAGTGCAGGCCCCGCGATGGCCATAACCCCATAGCGAGACCGTCGGCGGTGCGCACTGTGCGCGCGAAGCCCGTCGAGTTGCGTACTCCCGGCAGGAACGCGAAGGACGGCGCTGCGTACCGACTGCGCAGCATGCCGACCAGATCCGTTTCGGTGAGCGCCTCACCCATCGAGCAGCCCCTTCCGCTCCTGGTCATACTCGCGGTCCGTGATGTCGCCGGCGAGGTTGCGCGTCACGAGGGCACCGAGCGCCGTCTCGATCCGACCGCGCTGGTCGATCGTCCAGCGTTTTCCCGCGCGGATCTCATGCGTGCGCACCTCGTACTGCACGGCCGAGATCTGGCCCATGGCCTCGAGGTGGTCGAGCTCGGCCAGTCTTTCCGTCGGCGTCATCGCTGATTTGGGCGGCTTGGGTGGAATGCGCGGGGCCTGCGCGCCAGGTCCGGCAACGGGCCCGTGCTCAGTGCCCGCGGCTTTCTCCGCCAGCAGCTTCTTGAGTTCCTCCTGCAGGCTCCTTCCCGCGATCACCTCGCCCGAGGCAATGGCATCTTGGCGCGCCTCGCCCGAGCGCTGGCGTTCGAGGTCGTGCCAGGTCATCTGCGGATCGGGCGAGCCCTTCTGGTCGGCGTAGACCTTGCGCGTGAGGAGATCCTCCTCGGTGAGCGAGGCGTCGCGGAGGATCTGGGCGCGCTTGCGGTCGTACTCCTCGAGCGTGATCAACGGCTCGGTCTTGGCGTTGCCGTGCTGGTCGCGGATCACCTTGCGCAGGTCGTTCAGCTCGATCAGCGCCAGCTCGGCCTGGCGGACGACCTTCTCCCGCGCGTCACGCGCCAGCTCCAGCTCGGTCTTTGGCTTCTTGCTGTCAGGCATCGGCGGCCTTGCCTTCCGTGGCCGCGGAGCCCTTGAGCTTGGCGATGATCTCCGCCCGCCGACGCTCGCGCTCGGCATCGGACAGCGGCACATAGACCGTTTCGCCCACTCTCACGCCTCGCGCCGCGCTACCCTGGATCGCGCGGACCTTGTCGCGCCAGGCCTGCATTTCCCTGACGTACTCCCCTGGAATGACTGGCTTGTCAGGGATCGGCGGCGGCAGGGGTTCGAGCTTGGGAGGTGGTTCGAGGCGCGGCGGTTCTGGTGGTGGTAGTGCCCCGGTCTTGGCCTTCGCCCGATCAACCAGCCGGCGCACGTCCTCGGCAGTCTCTTGCTCGAGACGCTCATGTGCCAGTAATTCGCCGTAACGCTGTGTGAACGCGTGCCGGTGCTGGGTCAGCTCGTAGGCCGTCGCGTTGTCGATCTGCCAGCGACTCGTCACGTCCTCGAACGCCTGCTCGATCAGGTCGCACGCCGGGTGATCGCGGTGCTTTTTGTCGCGGACCAGCCCCCATGCCTCGGTCGGCGAAGGAAGTCCATCGCCGCCCATGAGATCACGCACGGTGCGCTTGATCTCCGAGATCGCCGGCAGCCAAGTCCCGGTGTCGATGAGCTGCAGCACCGCCGCCTCGATCAGGTCGAGGTTGATGCCCTGCAGGCGCTCGGCGTAGATCTCAAGCATGGCCGGCGTCATCTCGCCGCGTGGCGAGGAAGCCCCCAGGCGCGTCAGGATCCGTTCCAGCCTCTCGCTGTTCGCGTTCTTCACGTTCACGACGTTCTCTCCTCATGCGCAGCCATTCCTCGGCGTGCTCTTGGTTGGACTTGCGACGCGGTGCTTGGAGCGGCGGGCGGGGTGCAGGCCGGGGCCTCACCTCGTCGAGCCAGCGCTTGTCGTTGAGCCAGGTTTTCGGGTGCGGGATGAAGCGCGCCTCGTCACCGGCCCAGAGGTGCTCGAGTTGCTGGGCGAGCGTGGCAAGCATCTGGTCGACCACGGCATCGTCCGGGTCGTAGCGCGCCCAGATCGTCTCACAGGCGCCGCGCTTGTACTTGAGCGGGTAGGCTGCCCAGAAGCGCTCGAAGCCCGGTTCCTGCGCCTTGGTCAGGACCGTGAGCCGTTTGGCCCGCTTGGGCTTGGCCGGAGGCGAGCGGTCAGCCAGCGGCTGACCATTAGAGACAGGTACTCCTGTCTCTCTTCTCTTCTCTTCAGGGGTACCAACTATTATGCCGTGGGGAGAGGATGACGGTATGACACCCGTCATACTTGTCATCCGTTTGGTAACGACGGGTAGGGACCCGTCATTACCGTTTGGTAACGACGGTATGAGACCCGTCATACCGTCATCCCCCACTCGTCCCCTCAGGATCTCGAGCAGTTGGACCTCGGCGAGATCACTCAAGCCGACCTCCTTGGCGAAGGCGCGCATGTCCTCGACCACCCGCCGAGCGCTCCGGAGCTTGAGGGTGAGATTCCCTCGGTCCCGCGCGGCTTTCTGGCTGTCGCGCTTGGCGCAGTTCACGCACTTGTCGCCCTCCCGTAACGGCGCCATACCGCATGGCGCCCCGTCCGCACGCACGCCGGTGCACTGCCGGCGTGCCCCCTTCGCTGTGGCCATCCCCTCCCCGGATCTCTCTTCCTCCTGCCTCGCTGTGGCGCTCCCCGGACCCATCCCGTGCGGGCGAGTACCTGGGGGAGAGCGGTAAGTCCTTTTACGGACTTGACTTCATGAGCGTACGCGGCTGGCATTCTGACGTAACTCATGTGATAGTAAGAAGTTGTGCATGCGATCGCGTGTCCGCGCGTGCAGGCGCGTGTTGAGTCGCATTGGTAAGTCATTGCTCCGCCTCATCTTCCATCGTTTGGCGGAGCGAGTCTTCGGCCCAGCGGATGTCGGTGCTGGTGCCCTGGCTGGGCGGCTCCGGCGGCACGGTCCACGGGGCGTCGAGCACGTTGACGACCAGGGACGCGAGCAGGGTGAGCGAGGCCTTGGCTTGCGGGCGCTTGGCTGGCTCGACGAGGGAGTCGACGAGCACCATGCAGGCGTTGGTGATGACGCGGAGCCGGAGCCTCATGCAGGGCTCGCAGTGGCGCAGGTGCTCCGCGGCGCCGTTGGTGCAGCGCTGTCCGTTGCCGCGTGTGGATGCGCACTGCTGCTTCATCGGGCGGAGGTCTTTCCGGGGCGAAGAACTTGGGCGCGCCAAGGGCTTTCCCGAACCGAGAATCGACGCGGATGTGAAAACGTGTCCGAGGTCATGTTTGTGGTTTGGATTGATCCTTGGTCGGCTCCGCCTCACCATTTGGGGAGCCGGCATCTCGTCGTTCACGGAAGGCCGCGAGTTGTTTGCGGGCGCGGTCGGCGCGTTCCGGAGAGAGCTTGCGCTTGTCGCGTCGCTTGCGGGTCGAGACCTGCGAGACGTGGCCGCGGAAGCGGTAGAACGTCGGCTCGTTGGGATGTCGCTCTTCGGCGATCATCTCGAACCCGTCGCGGATGTAGCGCATGGCGCGGTGGTGGACGTTGGTGTCGATCATGACCACCTCCGTGTCCTCGTCCATGGTCATCGCGCTCTCGTGGATGACGCTCGGCAGCTTGGCGGCGCTCATGCCTCACCGGCCGCTGCGCGGGCCCGCTTCACGACCTCGGGCCCCGGCGTCGGCTTGGGCTCATGGAACAGTGTGCCCTGTCCGTCGCGGATCTCGCGGCGCAGGCGTTCGACGCGCAGCCTGGCGCCCTTGATCTGGAACGCGAAGTCGGCGTTGCTCATCGCCTTGGCTTCCTCGAGCCGGTCGATCTCTTCCAGCGCCTCGAGAAGCTCGGCGGTCATGGCGTTCGGTGTCTCGGTCATGGTCCCCTCCTTGGGGGTGAAAGGGGCGCGGCAATCGGCTTGGTCGGCCCGATGACAAACCGACCAACAGCGCGAACGGGATCCGCGCTGCCGGAGCTGGCGGTTCCGACCGCCGCGTCCATCGGAAAACGAGCGACGGCTGGTGCTGGCCCCACGCCAGCGTGCTCCGTCCTCCCAGCCGCCGCCCGAATGTCATGCGTCCTCTCCCTCGGGTTGCTCTTCGAGCGGGAGGATCTGCAGGTAAAAGCCCATCGACTCCGCGACCGCGCGCGCCTTCTCCACGTGCTGCTCGCAGATGCCCGACTCGTTCTTGCCGGGCCATGTGTAGCGATAGGCCGCGGGGTTCTCGCAGCCGACCTGATGGCACTTCATGGGGATGACCTCAGCGAAGGGCGGCGCCGCCACGGAGCCCGCAACGCTGGGAGTCGCGGTCCCTCCGTCGTCGTCCCTCGCCTCGGTCTCGTCCGCCGATTGCCAGGAGGAGCAGCAAGCAGCGGGCGCTGTTCGGTGGTAGAGTGAGGCCAGCGAGAGAACGCGGCCCGTCTCAGCGGATTGGTGTTGAACATGCTACGCCTCCGAAAACCGGGTTCTCGTGTGGGTTGCTGAGCACGGGCCGCCACGATTCGCATCACCCCTCCCTGAGTCCGAGATCGACCAGTAGCTCCATGCGTCGCCGGTCGCGCGCTTGCTCGGCCGCGGCGCAGGCGTCGAGCGCCATTGCCTGCTGTCGGCGGTGGTCGGTGCTGCGCGAGCCGCGGAGCTTCTGCAGCCGACCACCGAGCCTCGCACACTCCGCCTGCAGGCGCTGGTATTCCTGGTCGTTCTTCAGGACGTCGTCGGTGAGCAGCAGCTCACGCGGCGGCGGCGCCTCGACGGCGACCATCGTTTGCTGGCACCACGGGCACAGGTCGGACATCGCTCCTCGCTTCCTCCGGGTCATGCCTTGACGGCCCTCGGCTTGGCCGCTGCCTTGAGGCTCTCGAGTCCTTGGCGCAGGTCGGCCGGCGGCATCCGCTCGACCTTCAGCCAGCTGCGGTCGCCGAAGTGTCGCTCGAGCAGGTTCTTTCGCGCCTCGCCGGCGGCGCTGCCAGGTCCTGGCGCGCGCTCCTTGAGCAAGGCCGTGATCTGCTCGCAGAGAACGATGCGCTCGCCGGCGTCCGGAGAGACGACGATCACCTCGTGGGTCGGCGCCGGGGGCTCGGTCGTCTCCGTCACGATCATCGTTGGCGCCGCGTGCGTGACCATCGGCGCCCAGCCGGATCGCTTGCCGTGGTAGACCCTGAGGCACGCGTCCCAGTACTCGAAGTCGGCGAGATTGGTGTAGGCCTCGGACAGCGCGTACTTGCCGTCGGGCTTGAGCTGCAGACCGAAGCGCTTCTCGACCAGCGCGCCCTCGCAGTGTTGAAGGGCCTGCGCATAGGCGGCAGTCTGCAGCCGGCACCATTTGGGAACCGCGCCGCTCTTGCCGTCGATCAACACAGCCGCGCCGTGCATGACGCCGTACCAATCGAGCGTGCCGGCATGGTTGATCCCGTGCACCTTGTGCTCGATGAACTTCGCCTTGAAGCCGGTCTCGGTGAGGAAGCGCTTGAAGGCAGCGATGTAGCCCTTGAGTCCGGGTGAGAGCGAGTCCTCGTCTAGGTCATCCTCGAGCAAGAGCCGGCACGCGCGATGCACGATCTGCCCGCGGCGTCGCGCCTCCGGTGTGAACCAAGTCGTGTCGACCGCGCCCACGTCGGTCAGCACGGCCGTCACGCCCGGCAGCGTGCGACCGTCGAGCGTGTAGGTGTGCGTCGTCTTGTCGAGTTGCAGGGGCATCAGATCACCGGCTCGCTCTCGGCCATCTCGATCGGCGCCGTGTTTCCGTTCGCCTTCTTGGCGCTCTTGCGCTGCGGCTCCTCAAGGATCACCGCGTCATCCGTCTCGGGATTGGCGAGCTGCTGCAAGGCCTCGCCATCCGGAATGCTCTCGAAGATGTTGGCTTCGCTCAACGCCTCGTCGCTGGTTGAGATGCCGTTGATCCGGTTGTCGAGTTCGAGTGCCTGCGCCATCTCAGTCGACTGCGGCGCGCGCTTGAGCAAACGCTTGAGCGGCGTCTTCTTCCACATCTCCTCGTCCGGGCCCTTGCGGTTCCACGGGCTGTCCTTTCCCGTGTTCTTCGAGACCGACTTGACCTGCAAGATCTGTGCAGCCGACATCCACTCGAAGTCCTTCTCGCCGCTCGCGAGTTGGAAAACGGCATAGGCACCGACCGCCTCGCCCGGATCTTCCTCGAGAGACGGCTTGTGGATCATGCGGCGATCGAGACCGAGGTCGATGTCGAACTCGTCGCGCTGATGCACGACGTGGGCATAGATGATCTTCAGCTCGCCCGTGTTGCGCGCGATCTTGATCAAGCCGCGATACATCGGCTGGAACGTCGCCACAGTCCCATAGGGAATGATCGCCGCCTCTTGCAGTGGCGTGTTGGGCTCGAGTCCGAGCATTGCACTCTGCAGCACCGCACCGACAAAGCTCGAGAACGTGCAGTCGGCGAGCGCCTTGGTGCGCTGCAGGGAGTTGATCGACACGCGGATGATGCGATCGGCCGAGACCTGTTTCGGGAGCGCTCTCACGATCTCGTCACGGTGTTGCTCGAGATACTCTCGGATCTTGGTTGGCACGGCGTTGGCCGGCCATTTCGCGACATCGGTTGCCATCGTTGCCTCCATGTCAGAACGGAAGTTCTGCGTCTGTCGTTTCGGTCTTGTTTGCCTCGGCGCCGCCGCCGCCCTTCTTGGCGCCGTCGATAAACTCGAAGTTCTCGACCGTAACGCCCATCTTGGTGCGCTTCTGGCCGGTGGTCTTGTCGGTCCACTCCTGTCCGGTGAGGCGACCTTCGAGCAAGATCGGCGAGCCCTTGGCGAAGTGCTCCTTGATCACCTTCCCGCGCGCGCCCCACATCGCGCAGTCGATGAACGTCACCTCGTCCTGCCACTCCTCGCCCTTCTTGTAGCGGCGGTTGACGGCCAGCCCGAACGAGCAGACCTCGCCACCGTTCGGCGTGAACCGGATCTCCGGATCGCGCGTCATCTTGCCCATCAAGATCACTTTGTTCATGCCACCCATCTCATAGTCCTTTCGTGTGGGGTTATGTCCTAACCTCTAAGTATACCCCGCATACTATCTGTGTGCCGTGCTCTCCTTGGTGCGTACCGTGATGCCGCGGATCCGCAGTTCGCCCTTCTGCGAACGTGCCAATCGGTTGCACTCGGGCTGGTTCGCGGCGAGCACGACGAGCGCCATGTCGATCGACGTCTCGCCAGAGGCCACGCCCTCGATCAACTCGCGCAGATCGACCTCTGCGTACCAGGTCTCGCGCACGCTCGCACCAGCGACCACCGGCACGTTCGGCGGCAGGATCACTTCGATCTCCGGTATGACCGGCAACGACTCGGGCGGTGTCGGCGGTGCATTGGCGATGATGTCCAGGCCGACCTCGGGCATCCCGTCGTTCGCCCACTTCTCCGCTGCGGCAAGCCGGCGGTCTTCCTCGGCCTTGCGCTCGGCATCGGCCCGCGCCTTGGCGGCGATGCGCTCGGCCTCCTGCTTGGCACGGATCTGCGCCTCGAGCCGCTGCTTCTCGGCCAGCTGGGCGGCCCGCTGCTCGTTGCGCCAGTTGACGGCCTTCACGCCGAACAGGCGGTCGGCGTCGAGCGCCGGTGTGAGCGCCGCCTTCTCGGCCGCGCAGATCGCGGCATGGCGCTGGCTCGCGTCGCGCTTGACCTCGGCGAACATGAACTCGATGCGCTTGCGCAGATTGCGTGCGGTGCCCTGGCCGTTCATGGCGGCGACGTAGCTCTGCTCGTCCTTCACGACGAGCGCGTTCGCGTTCTCCGTGATCGTCGCCAGTTCGGCGGCGATCCTGGTGGTGTCGGGTAGCTGGGGCGTCACGCTGCACCATCCTTCCGCTCGCTCGCGACCCTTTCCTCGAGCGCGGCGAGTTCGGCCTTGAGCTCCGGAATGTGTCGATCCTCCGCACCCTGGAGCCACAGCTTGACGCCGCAGATCCCGCAGAAGGGCAGATCGCCACCGACCGAACGCGGCTCCTCCTCGGGGTTGAACCGGCGGTCACAGCGGCTGCACGTGCGCATGTTCGGGCACTTCTCGCCGAGGCCCTCGCACGTCGCGCAGATGCCGTCCTTGCACTCGCCGCAGTCGGTCACGTGCTCGAGGTCGGTACCGCCGCCGCAGTGCGCGCAGGTGATGCGGCTATCGTTGGCTTCGATGCTCATCGGGCACCGCCATTCATGCGCGCCATCACGAGGCGCATCACCTCCGCGCAGCTCAATTCCGTGCCGGCCGCAATGACCTCAATGGCCACGTTCATCATCGCCGCGGCACCAGCACCGGCACTTGTGCCCTGATGCTCGCGGTACGCATGGGCGTGGTGCACCGCCACCGAGAGCATCCGCTCGCCCTGCAAAGTGAGCACGCGCGCGGGCACCGGCGTCGTGTGCTGGTCGAACAGCCGAAGCGCATCCTTGATTGATCTCATCGCGCCCCCCGATCTGCCTGGACGTCCTTCAGGTCGGCCGTCAGCTGGTCGATCTGCTCGTCGCGCGCCTCGATCCCGTCCCGCTGCTGCTCGATCACCCTGGCGGCGTTCAGGATTAGCGCGTCCTTCTGCTCGCTCGACAGGTGCTCCAGCACCGCGGCGCGGTTGGCCGTGGCGAAGTGCGACAGCTCTTCGATGTCGCCGCCGTGCACGAGCGCGACCGCCGGCTCGAGGATCTCGATCGAGACTTCGACCTTGCCGAAGCCCCGTTCCTCGTGCGCCTTGCCGTCGGCAATCTGCTGGCGAGCGAAGCGCCTTGCCAACTCTTCCGAGAGCGGGACGCTGCGATCCTCGCGCAGCTCGCCCGCCACCATCGTCCTGGTCACCACGATCGCGTTGCGCATGCTCACGACACCCTCCGATCCATCCCGCTCTTGGGGGCCATGGTGAGTTGCTCGCCAACCGTCGCCCACTCGCCGCGCGGCTGGCAGAGCAGCGTACTGACCACGCCGGCGTTCATGTGGACGGCCTTGAAGGCGAAGCCCGTCCCGCTCGTCGGGTAGGCCTCGAGGCAGATCGTCATCTTGCCGGAACCGCCATCCTCCACCGGTCGCAGGGCCTGCGCCCATGCCCTGAAGGTCAAGGCCCATCGCTTGTTCTTGAGTTCATCGTGGCTCATGTCATCGCTCCTCGTTCAGCTCTTCACCGAGATCAGTCGCAGCGTCGTCACTTGCGGGGGCATGTTGCGCGCGGCCGCCGAAGCCTGCGCGGCTTTCAGCGCGTCGAGGTCATTGCGCGCCAGAACCGTCACCTGGTCCCACTGTCCGAGCATGTTCGCGCTGAAGGTGTAGACGCTCATGGTGTTCCCCTTGGTGCTCATCGTTCGGTCAGTCAATCCAGCCCGTTCGCCTTGAGGTTGCTGATCATCGCCTTGCCCAGCTCCAGCGCGCGGCGGTAGTCCTCGAGCTTCAGCTTCGCGTCCTCGATCAGGGCCGCGTCCTTCACACCGTTCTGCGCCATGACCAGGGCCGCCTTCATCGCAACCTTCGCGCTCAGCTTCGCCCTCTGGATCTCGTTCATGATCTGCGTAGCCATGGTCGTCTCCTTGGTGCTCGTCTCGCCTCAGAAACCGAAGTCGCCGCGATAGGTCGCGAAGCCGTCGGCGTCGACACCCTCGAAGCTCACAATCACCTCGAGTTCGCGCGCCAGGAAGGTCCGCAGCTCGCCGGTCGGGCTGATCCGCACCTTCACGTTCCCGGCGAAGATTCCGCTCGTCTCGACTGCGACCACCGTGCCCGTCACGGCCTCGTAAGTCGCGCTGCAGGTCGTGTTCACGTAGGAGACCCGGTCGTTGATCTTCGGGCTGTTGGTCGTGGTCCTCATGGTCGTCGGCTCCTTGTCCTGCGTCCTTTGTCCTTGCCACTGTAATTATCGTCAAACTGTGCGTGTGTGCTGACTAGAAAACCGTGTGGACATGGAAATGGGTGCGCTCTCAGAAGAAGACGGCACGGACCACAGCGACGAGCACCGCCGAGCCAAAGACGCCGGCAAGGATCAGCGTCACTCCGGCCGATCCCTCGCAGTCAGGATGGATCAGCGGACCGCCCGAGATGAGACAGGAGGTGCAGATGGGAAACGCGCCAAACGGTGTGTGGGCTTGGAGCCCGGCGCGGGAATCAGTGGAGCCATGAGGCGTGACGAGAAAGCCGCATTTGGCGCAGTAGGTGGCCAACGATCCCCCCTTCTCGGGGGATCAACGCGAGCGATTTCAGGCGAAGGCGTTCCGGTCAAGCGCGCGGCGGCAATGCACTACCGTCAAGCTCCGCCAGCAAATGACCCTAGACTGAAAATCAAGGTGTCGGCGGTTCAACTCCGCCCCTGCCCATCGCCAAAGCGTCGCGCGATCCCCATTCGTCCTAGTCAAAAACCCGATGGAACAAGGGGATTATCGGGAACTGTGCCTTTGTGTACAGGGAAAAACTTTGTGTGTGAGCGACCGTGTGTTAAGGTAGGCGGAGCATGGGACCTATGACTAAACGGAAGCCGACCCCCGCAGAGATCAAAGAGGCCATCACCAGGCCGCCCGGCACGATTCCGATCGCCGAGGCCGCCAAGCGGATCGGCTTGGACCGGGCCACCGTCTGGAAGATGTTCATGGCCGGCGAGATCAGGGGCTGGCGCAAGGTGAGCAACCGCCGCGTCTGGATCTACGAGACGGCGTGCGACGAGTACATCGCCAACGCGATTGCCGCCGACCCGACGCGGAAGCCTCCCCGCTAGGATTGTGGCAACCACGGTACCGGCAACGAGTTGACTGCGGCCTCCGCCTCCTTGGTGTCGACGTGCGTGTAGACGCTCATGGTCAAAACGATCGTCGAGTGTCGCGCGAGCATCTGCGCCGTGCGCGGGTGGACGCCCGCGCGGGTGAGGTTGGTCAAGAACGTGTGCCGGAGCGCGTGGAAGTCGGCAAACCTTCCCGTCGCGTCCAGGTAGGCGATGCCCACCGCCTCGATATCCCGTTTGAACATCTGCGCCGCGCGGTCCCACCAGCGGCCGGGCCAGATGCGCCCGAATCCACGGCCCGCGATCCAGATCCTCAGCTCGTTCACCAGCTTGGCGTTCAGCGGCAGCCTGTCGTCGCGGCGGTTCTTGCTGATGGTCGCACGCACGCGCAGCATCGCCGGCACGCTCGCCAGATCAAGATCGATGCGCGTCAAGAGCGCCAGCTCTTTGGCGCGCAGCCCGGTCAGCACCGCGAACAGGTAGAGCATGGCGCGATCGCGGCCGGTGAGCCCGTACGTGTCGCGGCTGGTGCTGGTCGCGTGGATGACCTGCGCCATTTGCTCGTCGGAAAGTGGGCGGCGCAAGCGACGCCGGTCGGTTCTTTCGTTCGCGCGCTGCAAGCCCAGCAGCGGGTTGCGCGCCAGCAGTCCCTCGCGTACGAGCCAGGCGGCGAACGAGCGCACCGCGCCCGCTCGATAGTTCAGCGTGCGCGCGCTCGTCCCCTCGCTCTTGCGTGAATCGTGCAGCCATGCCCGAATGCGATCGACGCGCTCGATGTCGGCCTCGGCGTCCAGCTTGCACGCGATGATGCACCGAAGGATGGTCCGCACAGTGGTCCGGATGTGTTCTTCGCAGTCATCCTTCTGTCGGAGGTAGGTCTCGTAGTTCTCAAGGAGCCTGAGAATGGGACGCGTGGCATTTGCAAGGTAGGCAACGGGACGCAGCATCGACTCAACCGCCTGACCCCCGCCCCAACCGCCAAGTTGGATCGGGGCGGCAATTGAAACGCCCACAGTCGTTCTAAGTCAACGTTCCATAGCGGGATGTCCCTTGACTAAGTACACGTTGACTAGCGACTTGCGCGCGTTTCACTCGAACTGTTCACGCCAAGGAATGCGCGCGTCAATCCGATACGGAAGACCTTGCGCGATTCGCAAGATCAGAAGAAGACGCTGAACCCGATCGCGACGCGGAACAAGTCGAGGTCGCCGCCAAGCTCGTCGTCGACGGCAAAGAACCTGTATTGCGCCGCGAGGTCGACCGCGATGTCCTTGCTGAGGAACGCGCGCAGCCCGGCGCCGACCATGAACATGAACGCCGTGTCGCTCTCGCTCTCGCCGCCGAGGTCGGCGCTCACGTAACAGAGCCCGGGCCCGGCCTCGACGTAGGGGATGACCGCGCCGGCCGCGCGCTTGGCGGGCAGGTTCAGGCGCACGATCGGCGCGAAGCCGACCAACGCCACCTTGGCCGTGTCGTCGTCGCTGCCGCTCACGCTCTCGTCGGGATCGAGCTTCTGATGCTGGCCGAACAGGTTGGCGCCGACCTGGACCACCTCGTTCTTGGTGACGTGGCGCAGCACGGTCACGTCGGCGGCGGCAACGTCGAGATCGGCCCCGTCGTTGGACGCCCGGTCGTAGGAGATCGTGCTCTCGGCCTCGGTGATCTTGGTCGCGCAGCCGGTAGCGAGGAGTAGGCCAAAGAGTAGACCGCCACTAATTCGGCCTGATCTGTCGCGGAAAATCCGAATGGTGCGCATGGGGAACCCCTTTCGTTTTGAGACGGGGTCCCCATCGACCGGCGGGCGGGGTGGACTTGAGGGGCGCTGGCTCGCCCCCTCGGCCGTTTGCTTTTCGCCTGCTGCTCGGTACGCTTCACTGATGGTCGACGCCGAGTGCGAACTCAGGACTCTGGATCCGGGAATCAGGCGATTCGTCGAAGCGCTGCGCGAGGAGGGCGTCGAGACGTTCGAATCCTGCGAGGGTGGTCCGGGCCACGCCTATCCCGAGCCCACCGTGAGATTCCACGGCGAGCGCGCAGAGGGCTTCCGCGCGCTCGCCGTGGCCTTGACCAGGGCCCTGCCCGTCTACGCATTGCGGCGTGTCTGGCCCATGCAAGACGGTGAGCCAACGGGTCCCTACTGGGAGATGACGTTCACTTTCCCTGGCCGTTGAGTCGAGCGCAATGCTCACAGAGCGGCTTGTTGCCGGTGCCGGAGCGCCGATTCTCCTTCTCGATGTTGTTGCCCTCGGTGCACTTGGTGTTGTTGTGGTGCCGGTTCTCCTTGATCGAATGCCACGGGCTCGTCTGCATGGAATGGGGTCCTTTCGTCGTTGATTGGTGAAAGAAGAAAGAGCGCCCCGGCGGTCCACGCCGGAGGCGAGGGGAATGTAGAGAGTGGCGCTGGCTCGCCCCTCGTCTCACGGCTTCGGCTGCTCGCTCGCGTACCGCCGGCGCAGCACCCAGAACAGGAGCAGCAGGCCGGCTACGTCGAGCGCGGCAATCTGCCAGATCGATCGCGTCCGCCACTCGTGACCGGTGACGAGCGTCATCGCCGGCATCACGAGGGCGACCAGCACGGCGGCGGCGAGCGTGCGCCACGCCGCCCTCTTGGTGGCAGTGCTCATGGTTTCCTCTTGGGTTCGGGGCCATTGCGTTTGGTCGGCGGCTTGCCGCCCGGATCCGGCGGGCAGTCCTCGCAGCAGTCGCCGAGCGAATCGTCGAAGTCCTCGCGCGCGTCCGCGATCGAGTTGTCGCGCTTGTTGCGGGCCTTGTCCTTCTCGAGCTCATAGGCGGCGTCGGCGTTGTTCTGGCAGACGTCGAGCGCCACCGTCGTCGTCAGCGCCCCCACCACGGCCGGGATGCCGGCGAGGACGAAGCTCAGAAGGAGCGAGCCCGTGTACCCGACTGCCGCGAGCTTGAAACAACTCTCGATGTCGCTCGACCACTTGGCCGAGGCCGAGGTCATCGCCTGATCGTAGTCCCGCCAAGCGCGCTCGCACGTGCGCGTGAACTGCTTCTGTTTCCGGGCCCCGCAGACGCTGTCCAGGTACTGCAGCGCCCCGCTCTCGCAGTCCGGCAACGCATCGCACAGACCATCCGGGATCGGCGGCGGCGCGCAGTCGCCGTGATCGAAATCGGCGCCCTCATCAAGCGGTGTGTAGAGGTGCGCGGGGATGTACCTCGCGTCCACCACGCCGCTCTCCCGGCGCTCGGCCACGATCCCCATCGTCGCGATCGTCGCGAGCGGCGTCTCGATCGCCACCACTGCGCCCCACATGCGAAGGATGCCAGTCCGCGGGCGGCCGAGCTCCCGGTCGACCAAGTCGGAGAAGCGGCCGGCGCGTCCCAGGTCGAGCACCTCGAGTACGTGCAGCGTGTAGGCGTGACCGTACTGGTTCTGCCCGTGATAGTCCGCGGGATCCAAATCGAGCGGCGCGTTCAGCGGGTAGCACCAGAACGTCCACACGTCGAAACGCGCACCGAAGAGCGCCTCGAACGTCGCCGGCCAGATGGTCTTTGCGAGGAGGCTGTCGAACGTTGCGCGATCACCGACGTTCGGCGGTGGCGAGGGCGGTTGCTGTTGAGCGAGGGCGGCGGGGTTGCCAAACGCGAGGGCGGCCGCCGCCAACAGGGCGGGGAATGCGGTCATCCGCATGGGCTGACTCCTTGAGGGGAAGGCCGCCGCTCAACACCGACGGATATTGTGAGGGCGCCCCGCGGACTCTGGCAATAGCCCAGAGCGAGACTCCTTCCCTAGTTCTTGTCGGGCTTCTTGACCGGCTCCTTCGGCCGCGCCTTCTCCTCGGCCTTGGTAGCAGCTTCGGCCTTCTCCGCCTCGGCCGCTGCCTTATCCTCCTGAAAGCCGATCAGGAGCTTGCTGAGATCCTCGATCCGCTGATTCGCCATGGCCAGGTCCGCCTTGACCGAGGTGAGATTCGAGTTGACCATGACGTGAATCTCGTCAGTCTTCTTCTCCTGGCGCATGGCCACAATCAACGCCCCCGTCGCGGCAATTGTTGGCGGCAGGGCGACCAGCACGGCAAGCGCCACGCTGGTCAGAAGTTTCACCCGCACGGTCTCAGTGCTTTCGGCTTTCGTGATCACGTTCGCTGTTCCTCCGGCCCACTGGCTGTTGAGCATGAGAAAGACAGAGCGCCAGGTCGGCGCTCACAAGAAGTGAGCATGGCGCACAGCACTGACATTGCCGTGCATCATGCAAGCGGACTGTCGAAATCTAGCGACCCGACGCCTGCCACGACACGAGTTTGCTGAACGTGGTCGCGGCCACCGGCGTCGCGTTGCCGCTGGCCGTCGGCATCCAGCTCTTGATCAGGATCGAGCCAGCGGCCGGCGTGCCGGCCTGGTCGCCGATCACGGCGGTCGCGCGGTCGCAGGTCAGCACCGGCGCACTCTCGAGCGAGGCGACGGCGGATGTCACCACCGAGAGACCGGTGACGATGGTGTCCGTCGCGGCGACGGTGGTGTGAACACCGCTCACCGTGCGCGTGCCGCCAGCACCCGAGATCGCGAAGCTTGCATTGGTTCCGAGTTGTCCTTCACCGGACATGGTTTCCCTTGCCTTTCGTTGATGATGATCACGGTCAGTCGATCGTGATGCGGAGATAGGGCTGAATCGCAGGCGCGAGCCCGCTACCAAGCCCGGGAACGGTTCCTGAATACGTGGTGGTGGTCAGCACGCCGGGAGTTGCGGTCTGCAGCAACGTTCCGTCGCTCCAATCCCAGACGCAGGCCGCGAGATTCGGCTGGGTCGTGGCCATGGCGAAACGACAGCCGGCCCAAATGTGCGTGTTGGCGGTGAGCGCGTACGCGAGCCCGCTCGAGTTGCGGCGCACGGTGCCCGAGGTGCCAGCGCCAAAGCTATCGAGCGATCCGGTGACGGCGAGCACGGTCAACGTCTGGCCCGCTCGGTTCGGCGCCGAGGGGGTTGAGGCGATCGCCATCTCGGCAGTTTGGGTGCCCGATCCTGCGGCCTGGTTCCAGCACTCGACGAAGTTGAGCACCATCCCGAGCGGCAGATAGCCGATGTAGCACCAGTAAGCGGTGTTCGTGACCGTGAGGAACGAGGTCGACGTGATGAACGGCGCCGCCGGATGGAAGATGCGTTGCTGGGAGTTGCCGGCGTCGGGCGACGTCCCGCTCCAGCTCAGCACGCCCGCCGTGGTGCAGGCGAGAACTTGACCGTTGGCTCCGGGCGCTGCCGTGGGCAGCGTGTACGTCACATCCGTCGATTGGTTGCCGGCTTGGAACGCCGAGAAGTTCGAGCTGTCGGAGTCATCGAAGCGGAGCAGCTTGGTTGCCGCGATCTTCAGCTGCTCGGCGAGGTTGAGTCCTCCACCCGCCGTGAAATCGGTGCCAGCTGCTCCCAAGTTCAGCGCGAGGTTGTTCGCGAAGTCGAGGTTGCCGGTCAGAGCACGGGCGCCACTCGCAAGGAGGTAGGCGGCCAAGTTCACGTTCGCTTCCCCGCTCGGGCTCTCGGTGACGATCGTCGCCAAGGGCTCCGTGAAGTCGATAACGCTCGCGGTGGCGGACACCGTCACGTCATCTTCCTGCACCATGATCGACGAGCTGCCGGCAGAGATCGAGATGTAGGTCGCCCCATCCCACAGCAGGAGAAGATTCTCGTCCTCGATCCAGACCATCCAGCCTTCTTTGATCTCGAAAAAGCGCCAAGCGAGGTTCAGCCAGACGGCCAGGTCGCCGTCATGACCGAGCCAGTCGCCGGTGCCGCCGGTGGCGACGATGTAGCGATCGCCGGTGACCGGCGAACCGGGCGGCGCCGTGAGATCGCGATCGATGACCGCGAGCTGGATCACGGCGTCGAACGCCTGGAAGCCTTCGTTGACGTCGATCTCGGCCTGGTTCTGACCGTCGACCAGTTCTTCGACGTCGAGTTGCGCGGTGGTACTCATCAGACGTCAATCCTGAATGTGCGCCCACGCCCGAGCGTCGGCGAGATTTGGTAAATGGCGATGTTCACGGGGTCCTGCGGGCTACCGAAGTCGGTCGTCTGATCGGTCGCGGAGTACGTGGCGAGAGGCGTGCTGACGGCGATCGTGCGCACCACGTCGTCGCCGTCGTAGATGTCGACCTCGTACGATTCGGGCACGTCGAGCAGCGGCGCCGCCGCCGGACCTAAGATCGTCGCCAGCGAGCGCGAGCGCCGAACCCAGGTGATTGTGAGATTGTCCGACAGGTCGCGCGTGCCCTCGATGTGTGCCGCGCTCCAGGGCAGCATCGAGCCGCCGCGCAGCGTCACCTTCTTCGACGGCGCATCGGCCACCACGCCACCGGCCGGCACCGCCTTGAACCAGCGGTCGAGGCCGATCGTGTTGGCGTTGATGTTCTGGGTGAGGAGGCCGCCGCCGTTCAGGTACACGAATCGCTCGTTCACCAGGTGACGATCCATGAACCGCTCGGTGTTTCGGAGCCCGCGCAGCAAGGTCGAGAGCCGGTAGCGGTTGGCGCCGATCAGCGTGGCGTCGGCGAAGGCGATGCACTCCTGGCCCAGCACCGCATGATTCAATCCCGAGAGCACTTGCGCCTCGGTGGCCGACGACAGTGACCCATGCACCAGCTGCACGTCGACGGTATGCGCGCGATCCCAGACCCCGGAATCGAGCGGCTCCGGCAGTACGTCGACGCCGTTGCCCACCGTCGCCTCGATCGCGATCGGCCTGAGCGACGTGAACGTGATGTTGTCGGTGCTGACGAAAATCGTCCCGCCGGCCCAGTGCGCGTCGGGATTGAGCGCGGCGGCGGCGAAGTAGATCACGAGGCGCATCTCGTCCTGCGTCGCCAGCGGCGCGAAGTCCAAGATCTCGAGCTGCAGCTCCGACGGTGGGCTGATCTCGCCGTCGCGGAAGCCGTCCGAGCCCTCGGTCTCGCTCGACTGCACCGAGATCTCCGGCACTTCGCTGAGCGCCTCGACGTTGATCTGCAAGTTGCTGCCGCGGTCGACCTTGGCGCAGATCGCCGTGCGGGCTTCGCCGAACGCGGTGAAGTGCAGGCGGTCGTACTCGCGCACGGTGAGCAAGGACGGCGGCAGCGGGATCTCGAACGCGCTGCGGTTCGCCTGCTGCACCCACAGCACGCGGCGCGCGATCACGGTGGCATCGTCGTTGGTCATCGACAGCGGGAACTCGATGATCATCGGCAGGTCGACCGAGTACGCCTGATTGCGGTAGGACTGCGAGCCGCCCTGGTAGTTGCGGTCGGCGTCCATGAACTTCACGGTGCATTCTCTCGGCGCCGAGTCGTCCGGCTGATCCTTCTCGATCACCGGCTCGCCGCTCGGCTGCGTGTTGCCGCTGAAGGCGCCGAGCGCATCGTCGGGAAGATCGATGTCCGGGAGGTCAGAGCGGTAGAGGAACGTCGTCACGCCGTCGCGGTCCTGCACGACGATGTCATAGGCCATCATCAGCTGCGTCAAGAGCTGCGAGGTGGCCTGCGCGCCCTTGAACGCGAAGCCGCGGAGAAGGGCGCCGCCCGGGTCGAACGTCAGGCCATCGCCGGCGAGATAGGCGAACTGGATCGCCTGTGACACACCGTTGTTGAACAGCCCGCAGAACTGGCCGCCGTTGCTCGGGTAGTTCGGCAGCTCATCCGCGAGCGGGTAGGGCTGGCAGGCGGTGCCGAAGCGCGCCTGGGTCGACGTGCCGCCGAAGTCGATCACCTCCTTCGACCACGCGCCCTCGTCGTTGCGCGCGAAGTAGGCGGTGTCGTTGTCGCGCGTGAAGTAGGCGTACACGCGACCGTTCAGGTCCTGGCTCGTGCCATGGTTCGAGGTGGCATCGGTGCTCGAGGCGGTGTACGTCGCATCGATATTTTCGGCCGACCACGACGCCCCGTCCCAGGTGAGCAGCCACGGACGCACCAGCGTACTCACGGCGCCGGCATAGAACGCGAAGTAGATGTGCTCGCGGTCGACGCCCAGGACCGGCGAGGTGAAGTCACCCAAGTGCACTGCCTGCGCGGCGAAGATTTCTCCTGGCGCCGTCCACACGCCGGCAATGCGCATCGTGTGTTTGTAGCGCTCGTCGGTGCCGTCGTAGTAGATCACGTGCGGCAGGTCGAAGCGGTCGAGGATCAGCACCGGCTTCGACGAATTGGTGATCGAGGCGCCGGCCACCACCTGCTCGTTCACCACGCCGGTCCAGGCCGTGCCGGTATTGTCCTCGTCGGCGTCATCCTGACGCCAGTAGCGGATCTCCCCCACCGTTTGCGGCACCACCACCACGTGGCCGACGGCGTTGGTGTCGCGCGCGAAGAACGCGTGAATCAGCGCGGTCGCGGTGCTGGTCGCGACAAAGCGCGAGGTGAACGCGCCCGGGCCAGTGCGGTGCACATAGTGCGCGCCGTTGCCGCTGGTCTTGGTGTCTGAGCAGATCGTGATGCGCTGATTGTTGTCGCACAGCACTTGGCGCATGTTGCCGGTGCCGAGCGTGCTGTCGAGTGTGCCGTCGACCGACCATGTGACGCCGTCGGTGTCGGAGCGATAGACCTTGGTGTCCGGCGTGGGGTCGTTATTGCGGATCGCGGCGATCATCGAGCCATCGAGCAAGCGGCAGACGTGCGGCTGCCCGCCGGCGTTGCCGATCAGGAGCGTGCTCTCTTCGATGGTGTAGAAGACCGACGCCACTAGAACGCCCCCAGCCCGGTGACGTCGTACTCGGTGCGCTTGTAACCGGCGCGCTCGAGCAGCGTGGAGAACACGTCCTTCAATTGCCGCTGGCCGTTCTCGCGGATGATCGCCTCGAAGTTCGGCACGCGATTGCCGAAGTCGCCGAGCTTGAGTCTGGTCACCACGACGTACGCCGTGCCGCGGTAGCCCGGCACATCGCCGACGCCCTCGAACGATTCGATCAGCGGATCCGGCAGCTGGTCCTGCGTGCCGTAGTAGAGCGTGATGTCATCGGCCAGACCGGACCAAAACGCCGGGTTCTCCTGCACCAGGCGCGCGCTGTCATCGGTCTGCGGTCGCGCGCCATCGTTGCGGAGTTTGATGAACGTGTCACCGCTCGGCCCGTTGCCGGACTGCACGCAGCGGAACACGCCGTTGTTCTCAGCCAAGGAGAAGCCGGTCACGGTCACATCCGCGCCGCTCTTGAACACGGTCAGATCCGGCGCACCGAGCCCGGTGTGCGAGACGATCGACTCGTGCGTGTCGGAGACGGTCTGGCCGCTGAAGTTGACGAAATCGTTATCGGCCCAGAGCTGGACCATGGGCGGCCGGAAGGTCAGCGTGCCCGTGCCGCCGCCCAAGTCGACATAGCTCACCACCACGTAGCCGTTCGGGTCGCCGGCGACCTGGAAGAACTCGTCGACCTCCGGCGTGCGATCGACGCTGTCCAGATCGACCGTCGAGTTGCCGACCGTCAATGACGCGTCATCGATCTGCGCCGTGAAGTCGAGGAAGTTCCCCGAGCCGTCGAGCTCATAGAGGACGTTCACCTCGAAGTCGGTAGACGGGTCAGGGCTGAGATAGTCGATGATCGTGTCATCGACGCGGCCCCAGACCTTCTTGCCGTCGGCGAACAGGAAGTCGAAGTTCTCGACCTCGTTCATGCAGAACCCGACCGCCACGTCGACAAAATAGTCATAGGTGATGACCGTCTGGCCGCCGCCGCCCTTTCCCCCGGCGTCCTCCTCGTGCTTCTCCTGGATCAAGGGGCCGAGGTAGATCACCGTGCCGGCGACGCGTGTGATGCCGAACGTCACCGCGGACGGGTCGCCTTCGCTGGCGCTCGAGAACTTGAGGTCCGAAAGCCGCGGGCCCTGGACGGGGTCTTGCGGGAACAGCGCCGGCATCAGGTAGTTTTGATCGATGTACGAGCCGATCGCGGCGCCGGCCATGCCGCCAAGCGGGCCGAGGAAGATGGTGCCGACGGTCTGTAGCGCGATGGTCGCCATCAGCGGCCCTCCTTGACCTTGAGGTACCGATCGCGCACCTCGCACATCAGGTTGAACGCGGCGAACTGGAGCGACGCCACCATCTCGCGCACCGTCGGCTGATGCTCGCCGGCTTTCTCGACCCAGCGCTGCAGCAGCCGATCGAGATCTTCGGAGAACTTGTCGATCGGGCGCTCGCCGCTCATGCGACCCCCCGCAGCCGCCAGGCGCTCGCGGTGACCGCGCGCCAGTGCTCGTCGATGCGGTGCTCGGTGACGCGGCCGATCACGTCATAGGCGTGCAGCATGCCGCGGTCGGTCTTGATCGCCACGTGCGGCGCCCGTGCGTTGGGAATGTCGAACACCAGGATCGAGCCAGCGCGTGCGGCCGGATCGGGATCCGAGACGGCGGCGAGCGCACGGGCGAACAGCTCCTTCTGGCCATCGCGCGCGTAGCGGGCGAAGTCGTTCTTGTCGAAGCCCGCTGCGCGCAGCATCGCCAGCATGTCGATCCTGAGTTCCTGCGCGACGCAGATCACCAGGCCGATGCAATCGACGCCGGCATTTCGCCGGCGACCCTGATGACGAAATGGCGTGTTCAGGAACTCGCGGGCCTTGGCGATGAACGCGCGCGGAGAAATCATGGTGCTGGCGCGCCTCCGCTTTCGCGCGGGGTCTCGAGCGCGCCGTCGCCGCCCGGCATATAAGAAAACCCGCCGTGGTTGATGACGTTGTCGAATTTGTCGTGACAGTCGCCCTCCTTCAACCAGTTGCAGCCGGGCTCCGCGTCGAACAAGTCATCGACGGCGATGTCGAACGGTGCCGGCAGCTGCGTCTCGAACCGCCGCGTGTCGGTGCCGTACTGCTTCACGTTGAACGCCAGCCCCTGGTTCAAGCCGGTGCGCCAGCGGATGACGCCGTGGCGGAAGTATTCCTCGGGCCGGAGCCCGTGAATGTCCGCGGTGTTCGCCGTGAAAATGCGCCGATCGGTGACCGTTGCCACGCGCACGCCGCGGTAGGTGAGTGCGTGCAGCTGCACCTTGCAACCTTTGTCGCCGAGGTTGTGCCGGCACGGGCGCGCGTAGACGTCACCGATCGCGTGCCGCAAGAGCGAGGGCAGCCCCGCGAGCTGCGCCGTGTAGCTGGCGCCGTTCCACGAACACTCCTGCACCACGTAGACGCTGGTCTGTACCGACCCGCCCCAGGGAAAGCGCCAGTCGACCAGGTGCTCCGTCAGGCGAGCCGAGCGAAAGCGGCCGGCGCGCAGATCGTCCGTCGTGATCTTGTCGCTGGTGATGATGCCGCCGATCTCGAGGTTGGGCTCCTTCAGCGCCGCTTCACGCCGGCGCGCGGTGGCATCGAAGCCGCCGACGCTCTCGTACACGTCGCCCTGGAAGCTGAGGCTCGCGTTGTGATCGGTGAAGAAGAACTGCCGGCCGTCTTCGCGCTCGAGCTTGAGCAACGTCGCGAGCGCGTGCCCGGAACTCTGCAGCCCGGCCTTGGCGGCGTCGGTCGCCGGGTTCTCGGGCGTCGTCAGCGGCCCGTCGGTGTAGAGCACCACGAACACGCCCTGCGTCACCCGGTCCTCGAACGAGCCGACCGGCACCTCGACCAGCTCGAGCCCGAGCTCGGCGTCGTTGATCTCGTTGCGCGTCCAGTCCTCGAAGGTCTTCGGGCTCTTCTCCCAGACTTGGCTCTTGAACGCGTAGTCGGTATCGGCGAGCTCACCCTCGCCGGCGTGGTAGATGGCTCCGCTGTAGGCCAGGAACTGGCGCAGGTCGCGAAACAGCGAGGTGTTGTAGAACAGCATGACCGTCGTGCCGAGCGCGTAGATTTTCGTCGGCAGGACGGTCAGGTTGCGCATGATCCAGGATTCTTTCGCACCGATCTCGAGCGTCTCGTCGGCGAACACATAGGACGTGTTGCCGTCGGCCTGGATCTCGTCGACCTCGAGATGGTGATCGCCATCGGCGGCGCCGAGGAAGTCGTTCAGATCAACGCTCGAATCATTGGTCGGGAACAGCGTCACGAACTTCGGGTTGCCGAGCGTGTCGGAGAGGAAGTCGGTGCGGCGTAGCCCGTTGTTGCCGACCCGCACGTGGAAATCGTCGTACTGGCCGTCCGGGTTGGTGAAGATGATCCGGTGCACTCTTTCGCTGCTGGTCGCCTGGGTGAAGGCATCACGGATGCGGAGCGAGACGTCCTCCAGGCCGTCGATCAACACGCGCACCTCGCCGGTGCCGGCCTCGAACGAGCAGCCGAACTCGATCGCGTAGGTGGTGGACACGGTCAGCGGCGCGCCGGTCGACGTCACGGTCTGCGTGGCATCGGTCTGCGCGATATCGACTTGCAGCAGCCCGGCGGCGGTGATCTGCAGCGTGACCACGCCCGAGTGATCGGCGAGGCCGAAGCGCAGGATGTCGCGCGTCGTGGTGAGCGCTAGCGCCGAGTAGAGCACCCGGCAGACGACGACATCCCAGCCGCGGCCGAACTCATAGGCGAGGTTCGCCGGATCCTCGATCCCCTGACCGATGCCGGAGAGACCGGGCGTGATGATGGTGAGCGTCGACAGGGGATTGGCGTCGAAGTTCGGCAGCTTTTTAACGCCGCCGTTCGCCATGTGATCGAACGAGGTGAAGCCGTGCAGGAGCGTGGTCGGCATCGCCAGTTTGTCAGCCTTCGAGGAATCGCGCCGTGAACCGCGGCGCGTAGTTAGAGCCGTCCTTCACCAGATCCGTCGCCTGTCGCCGCAGCCATGCTGCGAGTTCACGGCGGCGTTCGGGATCGACCTCGTCGGCACGATGAATGGTCAACGTCGCTCGCGCGAAATCGCCGCTCGTCGCCTTGCTCTTCTTCATGTCAACCTCGTTCTGATGTAACCCGCCCAGAGTCCGTCACTGGTCGTGTTGTCGCGTAGCAGAATCTTGCCCACCTTGCCCGCCGCCACCGCCACCACCGTCACCGTGCCCGAGTGATCCTTGATCGTGAACGTCTGCGCGCCCAGGTTCGCGACCCAGGCGATCGGCCCGCCGGTGTGTGGGAAGCGCCGTGCGTCCGGCAGCAGTCCGACGAGTGCGGCCGCGCCGGGCGTCACCAGCACCAGGCGCCCGACCTGCGGCACGATGTCGAAGTCGACCACCGGCGCGAGCTCCTGCGAGCCGCCAAAGAACGCAGCCTCGGTGATCACTGCGGACGGCGCTCGAGGAAGATGTTGAAGAACTCCTGACGCGCGGCTCGCGGCAGCACCTCGCGCCATTTGTCGAGCCACTCTTTCAGCTTCTCGACCGTCTCCGGATCGGCGATCGTGACCGTGATCGTGTTGGGATCGTTTGCCATGGGAGAAACTCCTTTCTAGGCTCCATACCAGATCCTGAGGCCGCCGACGGTGGCGAGCAGCACCTCCGCCGCGTCGTTGCCGGGCAGCGTGAACTGTGTGAGGCCGGCGCGATTCTTCACCAGCACCGAGTTGCTGGTGATGTTGACCAGGTAGAACCACGGCCCACCGTTCGGCATCTCGGTGGTGTCGGGCAGTGTGACGGACAGCCCGGTCGTGGACGGGGCCAGGATCTTCACGCGGCCACCGCCCGGCGTGATCGAGATCGGCGCCGAGAACGTCAGGAACTCTTCCGAGCCACCGTAGAAGTATTCATCCGGGACAATGCCGGCCTGCGCCACCTCGACGATCGGGATCGACGGCAGATCGCCGGCGCCAAACGAGGTTAGCTCGACGAACAGGCCATCGTCGAGCGACTCGTCGAAGTGCACCGGGACGTCGAACTCGTAACCCGCGGTCACGTCCTCGCCGAGCGCCGGCGCGGCGGCGAACGTGATCAGCCCGCTGGTGGTGTCGACGGTCCAGTCGGCGCCCTCGGTCTTCTGCACGCCGTTCACGGCGACCAGCACCGTGCCGGCCTTCGGCTTGTAGATGTTGCGCACGCGCGTGATGACCAGGTCGCTGTACTTCTTCACCAGTTGGAACACCGTGGTCACCCCATCGCCGACGGCGATCACCACGTCCGAGAACGTCGGCGTCGATCCTTCAAGGTAGGTGCTGGGGTAGGACGCATCGGCGGCGGTGGTGAAGTCCAAGGGATCGCGGAACCGGAACCCGGTCGCTGGGCCCAGGCGCGCGATGAAGAACGCCTGGACCGAGCGTAGGTCGTCGTAGTTACGCACGCCGTAGCGCACGTCGAATCGATGCAGCGGGTAGGACCAGCGCGCCACGTACTCGGCGGCGCCCGAACGCTTGCGCACGACGGACGTGGAGAAGCCCGGACCGCTGCGCGAGCGGTAAGCAATTCCTGTGGGGAACCTCAGTTCATGGAAGCTGATGGCGGTCCTCTATCTGATCTGGCTCACCCGGTGGCGGAGATCGGCCGCGATCTGACGCTCGCTCTTCTTGAAGCCGGCGACGTCGGGCGTCGAGACGTTCATGGTGATGTTGACCATGGTCGATTTTCCCCCGCCCGAGGTCTCGACGCCGAGCTTGCCTTCGCCGGTGCGCACCAGCGGCACGATCGCTTCGTCGCCGGCTTCGCCGGCCAATCCCGAGCGCCCCCCGCGGAGCGGGAACATGGTCGGTTGCGTGATGAGATCGGGCAGTCCGCCGCGCGCAAACGGCACCAGCGTCTGCGACGAGAAGACGTTGCCCTTGGCGGATTGGACTGGTCCGATGAAATCGAAGTCGCCGGGAACCGGGCTTGCGCCCCCACCACCACCGAACAGGCCAGCGAACAGACCCGCGAGCCCGCCACCACCGCCGCCACCAGCTTGGCCGCCCAACAACTCGGCGAAGATCGCCTTGAACCCGGCCTTGAGGCCTTGGTCGAGTGCCTCGCGCTGCAGGTCCTCGAAGACCTTCTTCAGCGCATCCTTGAACGAGATCGCCCCGTCCAGGATCTCGGAGAACGCGTCGGCGAACGTGGCGGCGAGGTCCTCGGCGACGCGGTTGATCTCCGCCATGCGCTGCAGCTTCTTCAGCTCCTCGTCGTACTGCTTGAGCAGATCGGCGCTGATCACGACCTGATTCTCGGCCGCCTCCTTCTGCAGCTGCCGGAGAGCAATCTCGCGCTCGCGCTCGTCGTTGGTCTTGCCGATCAACGTCTGCTCGAACTGCAGATCCTCGATGCGCTTGCGGATATCGGTCTCGAGTTCCTGCTTGGTGGCGGCGCGGAAGCGCTCCTCGTAGGCGCGTGCCACGTCCTCGACGGTGTCGCCCTCGATGCCGAGCTGGCGCGCGATCTCGGCGATCTTGTCCGCTTGCGAATCGCGCAGCTTGAGGTTGATCTCGAGCAGGTCGTTCTGCAGCTGGCGCTCGCGGTTGCCTTGACCGAGCGCCTTCGACTCCGCCTCGAGCGCAGCGAAGGTCTTCAGGACCGACTCTTCCGGCTTGTCGAGACTCACGTTGCGGCCGAAGCCCGGGGGCGCCTTGGGGCCTTGCGGCTCGAACGGGCGAGAGGGATCGACGAACCCCGCGGGCAGCTCGGGGCCTTGGGTGAGTTTCCCAGCCCTGGCGTCTTCGAGGAACTTCGCGAACGCTCGCTCGGATGCGCGCTTGTTGATGTTCTCGAGCGTCTTCTCGAACGTATCCTCGAGGAACGCGCCGGTGATCTGGAATCCCTTCACCAGCTCGCCAACGAAATCCCGGTTGGCCGACTTGGTCCAGTTGTCGCCCAGCTCCTTGAAGAAGTCGGTGGGCGACAGCGCATCGCCGAGCCCTTGCTTGAGCGCCTTCGCCGATTCGATCGGACTCGAGAAATCGAAGTCGGCGATCACGAACACCGCCTGCGCGAGCTTCTTGATCACCAGACCGAGCGCGTCGGCCATGATCTTGAACGTGGCGATGATCGCGTTGGCGATGATCTTGGCGCTCTGGAGCAGGCCGTCCATGCTCTTGCTCCAGTCGGCGTTGAGTCCGCGGCCGATGCCCTGGAAGGAGCCGATCAGCGGCTCGCCCAGCGCCTCCACGCCGCCGATGATCGACTCCCAGGCGGCGCTCGCGAGGTCAGGGATGAGCTCAAAGAAGAGCTTGATGTTCTGGACGACCGTGTCCCAGACGCCCATCACGATGTCGCCGACGGTCGCCGTGGTCTCGCCGATCGACACCACCTCGTCCTGGAAGATGATGAACGCGGCCACTGCAGCGCCGACCGCCGTCACCAGCAGACCGATCGGGTTGGCCGTGACCGCCACGTTGAACCCCAGCATCGCCGCGGTGGCGCGCACGATGGTCGCCGCTAGGCCGAGGAAGAACTCGGCCGCCTGCACCGCCTTCAGCGTCACGAACGCGGCGGCAGCGCCAGCGAGCGCCCCCTCAAGCAGCTTGACCGCCGTGGCGCTGGTGCGGAACGGCACATCGAGCCCAGCGAGCGCGTTGACCGCGTCGGTGATCAAGTCGAGCGCGAACTTGAGCGCGCCGCCAAACCCGGCCTCGCCGGTCGAGAGCGCCAATCCCGCGAAGGCGTTCTTCGCATGGTCGATGGCGCCGCCAAGGGTCTCGTCCAGGGCCCCGGACAGCTCATCGAGCGTGCCCTTCACCTTCCTGAGCTTGTCGGTGTCGGCGTCAATCTCTTTGGTCGCTTGCGTGACCGCCAGCGCCGCGTCTTCGCCACGCTTGCCAAAGAGCTGGAACGCTTGGCCGGCGGTCAGTCCCGCCGCCCCGAGTTTGCGGAACGCCTCGATCGGGCTCACCAGCGCCGGATCGATGTCCTTGAACTTGAGATCCAGTTCCTTCAGCACTCTGGTGAGCTTGGGCGTGTCGTCGGTGAGATCGAGCAGGATACCGCGCAGCGCGGTACCGCCACGCTCGCCCTTGAGGCCGCCCTGGGCCAGCGCCTCGAGCAGGGCGGCGGTCTCCTCGATCGACAGGCCTAGGTTGGCCGCAGTGCGGCCGACATAGCTGAACGCGGTCGCCATCTCCGAGACGTTAGTCGTCGAGTCGTTGGCCGACTTGGCGATCACGTCCAGCACGTGCACCACGTCCTCGGAGCCGAGCGAGAACTGGTTCAACGTGTTGACGGTCTGTTCCGCCGCTTGGCCGACGCCGATCACGCCGGCCTGCGCAAACTTCAGCACGGTCGGCAGTTCTTTGATGATGTCGGTCGCCGACACGCCGGCGCGCGCGAGCTCGAGCATGCCCTCCGCCGCCTCGGCGGCGCCAAAGCGCGTCGTGGCGCCGATCGTCCGCGCGGCTTCGCCGAGCGCCTGGAACTGGCGCTGCTGCTCTTCGATCGTGGCGGTGGCGTCCTTGGTGATCGCGCCGACCTGCGCCATGATGTCGCCGAACTCGGCGATCGTGCTCACCGCACGGCGGGCGGCGATGATGCCGCCGAACACGCCGACCAAGCGCCCCATGGTGCTCGCGAGCGACCCGGTACTGAGTCCCGCCCGGGAAGCGGCGCGGTCGATCGAGCCAATCCCGGCGGCGGTTTGCTGGGCGGAGGCGGCCAGCTTCCGGTTCTCGTTCTCCAGCCTGACGTTCCGCTCGATCAGCGCGTTGACCGACAGGCCGAGCTTCCTGGTGTTCTCGCCGAGGGCGCCCAGATTGCGATTCGCGGCCTCAGCCCCGATCGTGTTGATCTCGATCTGCAGCGTCGCCAGGTCGGGCATTCATCACCCCAAGGAAGGCGCGATCGAGGAGATCGATCGCGCGGAGCTCCCACGGCTCGAGCAGAACTTGGTAAAGCTCAGACCACGCACGCGTCGCTTCCCAGGTGATCGGCAACAGCCCGCCCATGGTCGCGCCACGCCGCACCGAGAGATCGACGAACGCCTTCCAGACAAAGTCGGCGCCGTCCGGGAGCTCGTCGTGCTGGTCATGGTCGGGGAAGTACTCGGCGACGACTTCCTCGATCGGCACCTTCTTGGTCGTCGCGATCTGCTCCAAGTGGTCGGAGATCGCCGCGCCGCGCACCTCTTTCTTGAGCGCGAAATGGTGATCGGCATAGGCGACGAGCTCCGCGATCAGTTTCCCAGGAAGTGCTCGCGGTCCGAGACGAAGCTGTCGACCTGCTCGCGGATCCACGGGAAGCGCGTGTAGAGCGCCACCACGTTGTCGCGCGTGCACGGCATCTCGACGCCGTCCACGATCACGTGCTTCCAGCTCTTGGTGCAGGCGGCGAGCAGCCGAAGCGAGTTCTCCTCGAGATCCTCGGCGGTGAAGCGGCTGGCGCCGTTACGCGCGTTCATGCGCTTCCGGAGCCGATTGTTCTGCAGCTCGCGCGTCTCGGCGATGCAGTCCTTCGAGTCCGTGCCGACCAAGGAGATCGACACGTTCTCGCCGCTCGCCTCATCGATCAACGGATCGCCGGTCACCGGATGGTGCAGCACCAGCTCGGTCGCGGTGGTCTTCAGTCCTAGTGTGCTCAGGTCCATGCTTAGACGTTGCTCCTCTGGATATAGATGGGCACCGCATAGGTGGCGTGTTCGAGCGCCTCGAACGGCATCACGAGCGGCACGGGGCCGCGCTGCGGAGGGTCCATCGAGCCGCCGGTGTACTTCACGCGCGGGAAGACAAAGACCATGAAGTCGGTGAGGTTGGGCGCCAAGAGCTTCAGCCAGATCGAGCTCTCGGTCTCGTTCACGAACTTGTTGAACATGGTCGCGTTCTCGAAGAACACGGTCATGGTGCCGGTGACGATCGCGTCGCCCTCGAACACGTCCGGCGAGAAGCGCGAGCCGATCACGCCTTCGAGCGAACGGTTGTTGTTGACCGTGAACTCGATCGACGTCACCACGGCATTCAGGATGCCGTTCTCGTAGAGCCCGCCTTCGAACGCGGCGAACGGTGTGTTGGTCGACGGCGCGGTCGGTGGCGAGCCGGACACCGAGACGACGTCCATGGCGCCGGCCGACATGCCGAGCAAGGTGAAGCTGCCGCCGGCGATCGCCTTCGGCGTGACCGAGATCTGGGTCTGGTTGATCGCTACACCGCGGAACGGCTGGAACTGCGTCACGTCCTGGAACTGGCGCTCGAGCGTGATCGTGGTCAGCGTCTGCCCGGCGTTGAGCCGCTTGCCCTGTACGAGGATCAGCTCGTCGCCGGTGCCGGCCTCGGTCACCAGCGTGACGGCGCTCACGGTGATCGACAGGGCGGCCACCGTGAGGACCAGGAAGAGCCCGTTGTTGGCGCCGGCGACGAAGCCCGAGACCGTGATCCAGTCGCCCGGCCGGAAGCCGTCGGTGATGAAGCTGCCGGCGGCGCGCGAGAAGGTGCTGGGGGCGGTGGCGTCGAGGGTCGTCACGCCGGTCGTGACCGACACCCAGCCCGAAGAACCAAGCCCGTACTGGAGGAAGTCGTCATAGTCGACGAGCGACAGCTGGAACCCGGGGTTGCCGGCCACCGAGTTGAAGCCATGCCTCACGTCGGCGCGGAAGCGCGTCGATCGCACCTCCTGCGACACCAGGATCTCCTTCTCGAGGTTGACGTTCCTCGAGGTGGTCCGCAGCGTCTTCAAGATTGGCGCGGCGGGCGTGACGCCGTGCGTCACTTCCTCGACGTAGCCGAGCACAACGCGCGCGCCGGATGCGATGGTCATGGACGGAAAACCTTCCTGTTAGGGGACGAACGCGAAGCTGCGCCACGCGACGTTGACCGGAACGAACCACCAAGCCGGGTCGAACTGCCGGCCGCTGCCGCGCTCGACCCGATCGATCACGAGCTCGACGCCTTCATCGCTGAGCCCGTTCGCCGCCTCGAAGCTGTCCGCGATCGCCGTGGAGAGATCCTCGGCGAACTCGGTGCCCATGCCCTGCGGCGTGATCACGTCGTACTGCACGCGCCCGCGCGACTCGACCGCGCCGGTGCTCACGCGTCCCTCGCCAGCGATCAGCAGCGTCTCGCGGATCCACGGCGCCGGTGGTTCGGGCGGGGTGAACGGCCGATTCTGCGGCGCGATTCTTTCCTCGGGCACGATGCCGGTCACGGTCAGGAGTCGGTTCCTGAGCGCCTGGCGGATGCCTCGGAGATCGACGGCAGCAACCATCAGGGCAACTCCGCGATCACCTTGGCCACGATCGCGTCGATGTTGGCGAGCGTCTCATCAAGCGAGAGCTGGAGAACACCGGCCGGCGCCTGCCCGGAATGGCCCTGCTCAAGCTCGTGCGCATAAGGAACGTTGTTCGAGATGATGATCGTTTCGCCGGCAAGCGCGTTCTGCAGCACGTCCTCGGCGTAAGCCTGTTCCTCGGCCGTGATCGGTTCTTGCGGCACGAAGAGATCTGAGACTTGCTGGCTGGCGGCCAGTCGATCGCGGCCGAGTGGTCTGAGATCCGGCAATGCGTCCAGATCAATCTGACCGATGCCGATCCGCCAGCTGCCACGAAAGCGGCCGGTATCGACCGGCGAGCGCGTCACGCATTGCGTGTAGGTGAACTCCGCGATGCGGCGCGTCGCCACCACGGCGCGCAGGCTCGCCTTGC